TCCAAGGTCGAGGCATTGATCTCTGAGTATCTCGGAAAGCCCGACATCTCACGCGAGACACAATCGCTGCTGGAAGATTTGTTTATTGATGTCGAGAAGCTTGGCAACTCATTGCCTTAAATCGCTCCCTCAGAGCGCCGCCTCCGGCGGCGATACGCTCACCCGGGCCGGGGGCTAACCGCCCCGCCAGCCCTTCGGCCTGCGCTGTTTCGGATGCTGCGGCCTACGGGCTGGCTCGACCTGTGGATGTGAGAAAATGTCATGACCCGTGACGAAATGCTCTACGTCATAGAGCGATATGTAAATCGGCTTGAACACGCCGTCAGCAGGAAGGCCGCCGCTGCGGCTTGGTCTCGTGACGAGTGGATCGATGCAGTGGAGGCTTGCGACAAAGCTCGTGCCGACCTCCTTGAGATCGTCCGGGGCGCCATCGTCCTGTCGGCATCACCGTGATTTTACGTCCTCAGGCAGCGCAGGCTGATCTGGGGATACACCGGGAAATTACGGATACCCGAGACCCATGGCGACATCGTGTTGCCCGACCTCTTGTCCAAAATCTCCGCGGGCTGCCCGCGGCGGGCGAGCGTGATGACAAGCCCTGGATGCCAAGCGGTCTTCTCCGACCCCGTGACCGTCGCGGAGGAGGCGGCGATCAAGGCGGGGCGGATGGGCTGAGATCACGCGAGGCCAGCATCTGTCCGCCAGACCCGCACTCCACCGTCCATAGTGCGACACTCATATCGACGGCAGAGCCGAGCGCCCGCCTGGCTCGCCTTGGCCGACATGCCCTTGATCGTGGCGCCGGGGACGAAGAACGAGTCGCCGATCTTCATCAGGTGCCACGGGTAAACAGGTGGGCGTCCATGGCCGTTGTAGAGGGCTTGCGCGCCAGTGTATGCCTTCATAGGCATGGGAACGCCGTGCTCGACCGGGAAAGTCGTCGTGTTGATGAGCTTGGAGGAGTCGATGTCCCGCTGAACGAACGGAATTTGATCTTCGATCATGTCACCCCCGCAAGGCGGTGCACGACTGGGTGATCAGTCGATACTACAATAGTTGGGAATGGCGTCATCTTTGCCATTTCCAAAAGTGGATGATTGATGCGAAGGATATCGTCCTGCATCATCCGCTGGATTTGAGCGAGTCGATCCAGTCTTTGAGGATCAGGCAGTGCGTTTGCCGTTTCGATTTTTGTTCGGTAGGCCAGAACGATGGCTGCGGCGTTGATGCGTCCAGCCTCAAAGATTTCCTCTAGTGTCATGATGCGATCTCCTTCATCCCCGTGAAGCGGCGGACGGCGTCGTCGAGAGCGGTGCGGAGGTCATCAGCGGCCGACTGTCCTGCAGTGTCGTTCGAGTCGGCCCGCAGGTCGAGCAGATACTATGCACGTTCTGCCGCGACTCGCAGCGCGGCCCAATCGGCGCCGCGTCATGCTCGGTGGTCATGGTGTGGGCTCCTTCGCCAGCGCGTCGCGGAAACGGTCGAACTCGTCGCCGGGGAAGCCGGCCAGGATGCGGATGCCGAGGGGTGTGAGCGACAGTTCGGGTGGTGATAACCAGCTATTACCCCATTGCTGGCCGCCAACTTGGAGAATGCACTTCGCCGCGCGCAGGGCGTCGGTCGTGGCAGGCTTTGTGTCGCTGTGGAGGCCCTTCGGAAATTTGGCGCCGACCTCCACCAGCCTCGCCATCTGCGGCTTCGTCAGCTTCGGAAGATCACCCGGCATCCCGCCCTCCATCCTTCTGCGCGTCGGCCGCAGCGACTAGGGCGACACCGACGAATTTGATGGTGTCCCAGAACTCAAGTCGCTCCTCATCCGACATCGCATCAATCGATGCATGTACCCATGCACGTAGACGCTCGCGACGGATCTCATGTCCTTTGATAATAGGCACCGCATCTGTCGTGTCCGTAGCCATGGGGTCAGTCCTTGGTGGGAGGGGTGCGGCGGTACGGCCTGAGAAGACGCTCACTTCTCCAGATAGGCCCCGCCACTGACCCTGTGAGCTTCGCTCGGCGAGCTTCGTTGTCGATCTCAGTAACGGTGAGTTGTCGGACCACGGCGCGCCTCATCGTCGTGTTTCCCATTCTTTCGCTGGAAACCGAGTAGAGCTTGTCTCCAACAGAGAGCGCAGAAAAGGCGACCATGGGCTCACTCCTCCGTCGCTGCGGCGGCTTGGCGGCGGGACTCGGCGATCGGTACGATGTCGAACCCACGCGTCCGCAGTCGCTCGATGTAGCTGTCTGCCTCGGCTAAACAGCCTTCGTAGTGCCCCGTGCACGTTGGGTCGGTGAGGCGCACCTTTTCGTCCCGCTCCCGCCGGTAGTGATCCAGCGTGTCGCGCTTCATCATGGAGGCGATCACCTCGCCCATAGCATCTCGTAATTCCATCATCTCTCTCCCGGCCCGGTCGGGCCATGCTGGCGGGGGTGGGGCTGCTTCGTCGGGATGTGGGCGGGGCGGTGGGGGTTAGGTGGTATCTCCCGTCCTAGAAGACGGGTGACGCGCCGAAGCCACGTCGGCCAAGGCTTTGAGGTCGAAGCCGTAGTCACGGCGCACGGCGCCAGTCCGACCTGACACGATCGTCTTCGGCTTACGACCGTTTGCGGCATGGATCGGATCGGCTAATGCGGCAAGGCGATCCAGCACGACCTGCTGAGCACTGGACTTCACGCGCTCAAACTCCGCCACGACGCGTGCCCACTCTATGGCGTTTTCGTGCGGAGCCAGGGCCGTCAGGCACTCGTTTCCGAACGAGGCGACAACATCACGGACGGGAGCGGGAAGCGCCTCCCATTCGGCATCCGTGAGCTTGCGGATCGCCGGCCACTTTTCTCGCAGGAGGCAGGCGAGAAGCCCGACGCGCGAAGCGTCGAGGTCCTCGTAGATCACCTCGGGACGGTTCATGCCCGCCCCCCTTCCTCAAAGGCGATGACGTAACCCCATGTAGCCGCGGCCCCCATGCTGCGCTGACCAGTGCGCGACAGGAGATTGTAGCCGACGCGAGCACGCTGACCGTTCGGGTGATGCCATTCGGTCGGCGCACCGACCAGCTTGCGGCAACCCGCAACCGGGGCGTAGCCGAGGTCGGTCAAAACCTTGCGGTAGCCGGAGGCGACTTTGATTGTGGAAGCGGTGGCGGTCATGGCGGGCTCCGTGGCGGGGTGTTCGTCTGGTGTGATTTGGTTATCGCATGATGCGATGTTCGCCGCAAGCGATAATATCGCGTTGCGCGAAGAAAGATTGCGTGTCATAAGCTGCACATGGACGAGCACCCCTTGCGCGCTTGGCGCCGCGTTCACGATGTGACCCTGCAAAAGCTCGCCGCCGATCTCGGGGTTGGGCAGCCGACCCTTTCCGACATCGAGAACTGGCGTCGGACGCCGTCCTTCGCGTTGGCGATCAGACTTGAGGAGGTGACCGGCATCCCTCCTCGCGATTTCGTCCGCCGTCCGCCCTCGCCCTGACGGGTAGGGCTATCGGGCGGCCGGCGCTTCGGCTTGGGCGATCACCCCAAGTTCATCCCGACTGGCCCTGGCGGGTTCGGCCAGTGGATTGACCTCGCCACCACCTTCCCCGGCGTCGCCTTTGAGCGGATCTGTCCCGTCCGTCCGCCCGGACGCTGGTGCTTTCGCACCGCGGCTTTCCCGTGCTTGATGGCCGCCGTCGCCCTTCGCCGCTTCCGACGTGCCGTGTGCTTGTTCATGTCGGGTGCCCTCCATCGCCTCTCTCCGCATCTCAATGTGCGATTTGAAGGGTAGGCCTGCTCTGACCGTGGCTCGCGCAATGAGCCCCTGAATCATAGCGTCGAGCAGCGATAGAGGCACGTTGCCGCCCTTCGCATCGCCGAAGAACCCGTCGTCGAATAGATCGCACAGGTCTGCATCGGGCCCCTCGACGTCGGGCTTGACCCAACCATCGTCCGACACGACGCAGGTTCCGCAAGACCAAGCCCAGCCCGGCAGCGCGCGCTCCACCAGAGCCGCCGTGGCGTCGAGGCTAGAGGTTGGGTCTATGTCGTCGATGACGTGGAAGCCCGACGCGCCCATGCACGCGAGAAGGAAAACAGGATCGTCGTCCCCTGGCGAGTTGCCGCGCGCATAGTCGTCGGGGCACAGCGTCGCCAGCAGATCGATACCGAGGATGCGATCCGCCCCTTTGGCCCCCTCCACCCTCGCCAACAGGGCCCGGAGCGCGTCGATGTCGGGGGTCATGTCGCGGCCCTTTCAACCAGCACCGCGGTCTCAAACGGCGGCTCGCAGCCCATCACCATCATGTGGCCGAACCGATTCATCAGATCCCACGCCTGAAAGTCGACATAACCGTCCGCATCCGGCCTATACATTTCGGAGGCCGGTCGCCGGTGCGCCGCAGCAGCCAACGGTATGCTGGAGTAGAAAACGTCGTCTTGGCGATGAAGCTCGGCTAGCCCATTGGGGTGCAGCTTCACTCGAATATGTTGGTTGATGTTAAATGGCATCCATGCCGGCTTGTAACCGGTAGGCAGAGGTGTCGCTTCGCTGGGGAGCGGCAGGATCATCGGCGAATTATTTTTCGGCATGTCGTACATGGCGTGCTCTCTATGCGTCCCCCTGCCCGATGAGGCGGGGGATCGGGGGTTCAGGGGGAGTCGCCCCACAGCAGGCGGCGGGCCCAAGGGATCAGGCCGAGACGAGGCGGGCGGGGCTCCCAGGCGCGGCCCTCGGGACCGCACAACTCTGGGCGCATACGGCTAAACCCCTGAGACAGGTTGAAATAGCCGCACTGACCGCTGACTTCACGAAACGCGCACGTCATGCACGCCGAGCCGAACGTGCCCCGCGCCGACTGGGCTGTGCGTTTGAGGTCTTCGACCCGGAGCCCCGCCCCGCCCGTCGCGGGGATGCGAGAGGCGGTCATGGCTGGGGCCGGGGAGCGATTGCCCAAGGCGAGACGCTGCCAAAACGCCCGCCGAGAACATCTGCGATGGGCAGATGTTCGACGCGATCCGCCTCGGCGTTCTCACCTTCACGACGAAGAACCGAGACAAGCTCAGCCCTCGCACGCTCTTCGGCCCACCCACACCGGAGCTCCGGAGGGTCGTCGAAGCACCAGCACACGGGGTTCTCGCAAGTGTGGCTTGTGAGTTCCCATCCGAGCGCGCTTCGGCAGAGGTCATAGGTGCCGGGCCAATCCCCATCTGCCGCGTAAGTTTCCGACATCGCGCTCATCGTCCGGCCTCCGTCGTCGCGAGAGGGGTGGGGAGGGCGGCGAGCCAGGCGCGGCCGGTTGATGTGATGAACCACATCCGGCCGCTCCAAACGGCTCGCGCCTGCTGCTTGGCGCGCTGCCGAGCGGCGTTGTGAATGCGCCCGTGCTCACGAGCGGTGTTGCGCTCATCCCGAGACATCTTTTCCCAATCCAGACCAGCATTGATCGCGGCGGGACGGCGCCCCTCGCTCAGAGCGAGAAGGAAGATGACCTCGGCGTCGTGCACTGGGTCGGAGCTGATGCCGGCCTCCGCCTGCCGGATCGCAACGTCTCGCATCCCCATGTCGTAGGGGTCGGCGGGATTGAGCATGGCCCATGGCGGCCGACCGGAGACGCGCTTTCGCCCGGCTTCGTAGATAGCCTCGGCACGAGCGAGGACGTCGCCAGAATGGCGCTCAGCCGCACCCGCGGGGCCGATGGGGGATCGGGCGGCGGTCATGCGGCGGCTCCGGGGGTGGCGGAAAGGGCGGCTCTCACGGCGCGGACGAACGCGGCGCCCGCTTGCGGGACGATGGCGTTACCCGCGCCCCGCAGGAGACCCACGCGACCGGATACCCCATGAGCCAGAGGGAAAAGGCCGGGGCGAGTTGGCCGGGCTTTGCCGTCTCGGCAGGGGAGCCATTCAAGGTCGGACCAGAAACCAGCGCCAGCGTCTTGCGGCTGCTGTCCGGGTTCCCGGCCTCGTTGTAGCCCTTCTGCGCTGGCGTGCCCGCCATTGGCGTGGGCCAAGACGCCATCTGCGCCACCGCCGGCAACCCCATGCAGCCCGACCACCTTGGGCCGCCCGCCGCCATGATCGCCTTCTGGCGCGTTTGCCGCGCCATGGCCGTCTCGTAGCTCTCGTTGTGAACGTCGAAGCATCTCGGCGTCGGCCACCCCGACCCACCACAGCCGCTGTCGGATGTGCGGGGCGCCGACGCCCGCAGCCGGAATATCGGCCGCCCCGCAGGCGTAGCGTGCGGCTTCGAGGTCATCGAAAACAACGTCGAGCCATGCAGGTCCGGCGAGCGGCTTAGCGCCTCCGACAACCGCTGCTGAAGCGACTTGCTCGCCGAAGACGACGCCGGGGCGGCAATCTCGGATGAGGTCGTAGAAAGCGGGCCAGAGGTGCCGCTCGTCTGACATGCCAGCGCCTCGACCGGCGGCGGAGAAGGGCTGGCAGGGACAGGATCCGGTCCACATGGGCTCGTCGTCGGGCACCCCAGCCAGGCGCAGGGCGAGAGACCATCCGCCGATGCCGGCGAAGAAATGGCACTGTCCGAACCCCACCAGATCGGCCGGTCGAACATCGAGAATTGAGCGCTCGTCGACGACGCCTGGCGCGATCTGACCGTCCGCGATGAGTTCGCGGAGCCACGCGGCGGCGAAGGGGTCGTACTCGTTATAGAAGGCTGGGCGCGCATTCACGGCACGAGCCTCCCGCCGAGGGTGCGGAGGCTGGCGGCGCTCATGGCCGCACTCCCTGCCCAGCCGGACACGTCTGAAAATCGCGAAGCCGGGCACAGCGCCGGGCATATTTTCGATGGTTCATCGGTGGTCCCTCGTGGCGTGAGGGCCTTAGCTCCTCAACGCGGGTTCCAGGTGAGAAAGGTTGTCGCATTTTTAGCGGCTTTCCGCAAGTGGACGCTTGCGGACTTGGGCGTACAAACGCTAGAGGCCGGAGAGGGCAATCGTGCCCGGCAGGGGTGGGTACGATGCCCGGTCGAGGTCCGCAGACGGACGTAACCAGCCTTGGCGTGACGCGGTTCACCCGGGCACGGCGCCGGGCATTGGTTTCGGCGAAGCCGGGTATCGTGCCATGCCCCTGACAGACATCGGGATCCGCAAGGCGAAGCCGAGGGTCAAGCCCTACAAAATGACCGACGGCGGTGGCCTCCACCTCTACGTGTCTCCGGCCGGCGCGAAGCTCTGGCGCATGCGGTATGAGCGCGACGGCAAAGACCAGACGCTCAGCCTCGGGGCGTACCCGGACGTCAGCCTCGCCGGTGCCCGGCAGGCCCGAGACGAGGCCAGACGTGTCCGGCGTGAGGGAAAGGACCCGATCGCCGCCAAGCGCGCCGCCAAGGCGCAGACGAAGCGCGAAAGCGGCGAGACGTTCCGTGTCGTGGCGCTGGCATGGCATGAGGACATGAAGCCGGGATGGTCCGCCAACTACGGTCGCGACGTGCTGGATCGACTGGAGCGGCACGTCTTTCCGAAGATCGGAGACATCCCGATCCGCGCTGTGACGGTGGCCGACGTGCGCGACTTCGTGCGCGCAATCGAGAAGACTGCCATCCCCACCGCGCGGCTGATGCGCGAACGAACCGCGGCCGTGTTCGACTACGCCATCGCGACGGAACGCTGCTCCAGCAACCCCGCCACACCGCTGAAGCGCTACACCGCGCAAGCGACGACCCGAAAGCAGCCGGCGATCGTCGACCTCGTCGAAGCGCGCGAGATCCTGCACAAAACCGACGCGACGCGATCCCGAACCATCACCAAGCTCGGCATGCGGCTGCTTGCCCTCACCGCCGTACGGCCCAGCGTCATCATGCAAGCGCCGTGGTCGGAGTTCGACAGCATCGACCCGGCGCGCCCTATCTGGACCGTGCCGTCCGCGCGCATGAAGCTCGTGTTGCGGCTGAAATCGAACCCAGAGCGCGACCACCTCGTGCCGCTGTCGCGGCAGGCCGTCGAGACGATTGCCGAGCTGCGGAAGCTGACCGGGATGCGCCAGTGGGTGATGCCCGGCATCCCGAATTGGAAAGTCCACGCCGGGGAGGCCCGACTTCGCGAGATGCTGCAGGATGCCGGGTACGAGGGACGTCACGTCCCGCATGGATGGCGGTCGACGTTCTCCACGGTTCTGAACGAGCGGTTCCGCGCCGACCGGGCCGTCATCGACTTCATGCTGGCGCATGTCCCGAAGGACAAGACGGAAGCCGCCTACAATCGTGCCGATTATATCGACCGCCGCATCGAACTCGCGCAGATCTGGGCCGACCTCATAACCGAAGGCCTGCCACCCCCGGCCGAGATCGGGGCGCTGCGCGATTTTGAGGTCAGGCCGCAACGGGAGCCCTCCGGTTGATCCAGGCGTCGACCTCCTCGACACGCCACCGTCGAATGCCGGGCTCGACTTCGTGGGCCTTAGGAAAGCGACCGTCTCGGATCAAGTCGTAGACCTTCGTTTTGCTCAGGCTGACTCGGGCGCACACAGCCTGACGCGTCAGCAATTTCACTTCGTCACTCATTATCCCGCCCCTCCCCGCCCGCATCCGATCCGTCCGGCTTGGGGTTGTCGGCCCCTTGCTCCAGCGCGCTCGCGACGGCGTCGAGCCGGCCAAGGGCGTGGTTGAGACCAGAGCGACACGATGGGCTAGGCCAATGGCCGGGGCCGTCGTGTCCATGATTGTTGAGGACCTCGACGGTGTCCCGCACGACCTCCGTAAGGAGGACTACCGCGCGCCGGAGAGTGGCGACGTCCTCCATCACCTTCCGCGCGGCCGGGCTATCGGTCGTCATGCGCGCCTCCGTCAGTGGGGGTGAGGGCGGAAGCGGCAAGTCGCGCTGGCCGCTGAGGGTCGGGGCAGTTTTCGACCCAATCCTCGTCGCGGATATCTTTCAGAACTTCCCGCGCCTTCGCCAAGGCGGCTTCGGCGGCGGTGGCGCGGTCCTCTGCGGCACGCTGCGCCTCCGACGCGTGGCTCGCCCGGTTGTCCACGATGACCTGTTTCCAGATCAGGGCTCGGAGCACGTCAGCCACCTCGGGCATGCCTCGATCCGCCATGTCGAGAGCGAACCGAACAGACGTGTGGTGCAGCGCGCGGTGGTTGCCCCAGACGTGCGGCGTGTAGCTCTCGCCGATCACCTCGCGGAACAGGTTCCGGCCGAAGTCGGGGTTGCCGAGGTCGTCCGGTGCGACGATCTCCGCCCGCAGAGCCTCGACGTCGTCGCCCGGCGAAGTGGGGCGGGTGGCCGCGGGTGCTGGCTCGTCAAGGCCGTCCATGGCATTGCCATGATGGCCGCGGGCCCTGAGCACTGCAGCGCAACGGTCACGAAACTCGTGCCAGTGCGGCAGTCGTCGGCGGCGGCTAAATGTTCCGCGCAGCAGGCACACGATAGACAGGTCGTGAAGCTTATTGGGATCCAGCCCCTCAAGCCCTACATCGATCGCGCCGAAACGATCGGCCCATGCCAGCCTGTCGATCTGCTCCAGTGTGTTGACGCGGAGGGTGCGAGGGCGCTCTTCAAGACCAGCGGCAACGATCTCGCGCAGCCATATGGGTGGCCAGGAGCCTAGAGCCTGCATCAACTCCAATCGAGACACGACCGTATCCCCCACCGCCCCGCCGGCCTCCGTCGCGGCGCTCACGACCGGGCCCCGACGGGCTGGAGGGCGCGGGCGGCCATGGCGGCGTCGATCGCCGCGTCCAGGTGCTCCTCGCTCAGCACGAGGTTTTCCGGCGTTTGGCCTGCGAACACGCCACCTTGGCGGATGGTGTCGACGTCCCGCGATCGGAGCCAACGGTAGCGCCTCGCATCCAGCGCGACCTTGTCCCCCGCCGCGGCCCCGCCGTCCCCCGCGTCGAGGGCGGCGCGAAGACGCGCGGCTGCCGGCGTGACATGGCCGTTGAACTCGCGGAAGCCATCTTCGGTGAGGTCGCCGCTGTCGAACTCCGCGAGGCGGTCCAGCAGGAACAGCGCCAGTTTCCGAACCCCGTCCACCGGCGCCGTTGGGAGGGGTGTCGACTGAAGCTCGACACCCCCGGCCGGAGCAGATGAGGCGAGGACGGCTTCACGGACCCGGTGAAGGGCCTTGAAAGATTGAGAGTGCATCGAGACGCGCTCAATCTCATCGTCAATGATACGAACGGCCGCCCGCAGCCGTCCGTCCGCCCCCTCCGGGGCAGCGGGCCGCGCCTGGCGGTCGTCGAGGTGGGCACGAAGGGCGGTGGCGTGGGCGCGATACCTCGCGACGATCTCCATACAGGGCCGATGGTAGACGTTGTCGGGCTCGGACGAGTCCAGGGCCTGCCACATGCCTTCTTCGGGTGGCGTGCCCTCGTAGGAGGTGACGTACAGCGCCTCCGCGATCTCCTCCACCCCCGGCAGAGCCACCCCACCCACCGCGGGCGTGGGCCCGAACTGCTCCCGGATCGCGTCGCGTCGCGCCTTGAGCACAGGATCGGCGGCCTCGGCGATCTTCGCGGCCACGAAGCGGACCTGGTCTTCGTAGACGACGAACCCGCGCTGTCCGCCGTGAACGCCGCCGGCGCCGAATGTGGGCGTGGAGTGCGTCCCCAGGGCCGCGACGATGGTGTCCACCAAGCCCACCGTGGGCACCCCGTCCCCTCCCGCGGCGCCCGGCAGGGTCGAGAAGGCGGCGTCGAGGGGTGTCGCTTGGCACCACATCTCAGACGTATTGCACCCGGTGCAGACACCCGTATCAAGGCTGTTGGCGCAGCCGCACAGACCACAGCGCCAACCTCGCACCGCGTCCACCAGCCCCGCGGCGTCCGCGGCCGGACCGGAGAGGCGGGACAGGGCGGCGGGGTCGAGCCGGTGCGGCAGCCCGACTTTCTCCGACGTGGCGTTGAACTTCGCTGTCACGGCCTCGTCGAGGTCGATGCCGGCCGTGATCGCCACAAGGTCGGCGCAGATCACCACGTCGGCCAGCTCTTCGGCGAGGTGGGCGACCGTGTCGCGCGATCCGCGCCAGCCATGCCGCTCGCGCTCCAGCTTCTTGATGACGTTCAGCGCCTCGCCGACTTCACCTCCGAGTTCATTGCCGCGGAACGACAGGTCCGGCACCTGGTCCGGACACCACGCGGCTTGCCGTGCCACGTTGGCTTCGCGAAGGGTGAGGAACGCTATCGCGTCGAGCGTCGGCGCCCCGCCGTGCGGGGTGGTGGTGTCAGCGCGATCCATTGCGGCCTCCCATGATGCGTTCTGCCGATGTGAGAGGATCTTCGGTTCGCTCGCCCGTGCCGCGCGGCATGGTCAGCGGCTCGGGGAAGCGAACGAGAACTTCGTCTCGGGTCAGCTTCCAATCGTCGGGCTTGCCGAACGGCAGGTCCGGATGGTGCTCTCGGATAGCCTCGCGCAGCTTCGTCCATAGGCTTTTCTCGGCGAACTCGTGCGTCCAGACAGGATGGCCGAGGATATGTTCGGCGGCTTCATGGATGGGTGATAAGCCGCCAGTCTGAAGGCTGACGCCAGTCGTGATGCTGGCCAAGGTCAGGGCAGGGAACGCCCGATTAAGCGAGGTGTCCATTTCATCGGCCATGACGGGCATTCCTTCTCAGTTCTGCGACGCGAAGGGCGTCGTGTGCGTGCTGCAAGCGATCCCGTGCGGCCTGCTCTTCGGCTCGGCATCGGCGGGACACTTCAGCGTAAGCGTCGCGCGCCGCGTCGCGTTCGCGCTCCGCGGCCAACAGGCTCTCGTCAGCCGTTCGCATCGGACGGCTCCCGGCGGGTGGCGAGGGCCAGGGCGGCGCGGGCGCGGTCCATGACGTAAGGGTCGTCGAGCGCGTGGTCGGCACCGCCCGAGTAGGTCAGGATCTCGTCGAGCGCCGCGACAAGCTTCGGAAGCGCTGCGATGGCATTCCCGCAAGCGATGACTTCCGCATACAAGCGCGGACGATCATCGTCATCGACACAGGGAAAATCGTCGGGATCCCCGAGATAGCATAAATCCCACATTCCATCGACGTTGATTGAGAAGTCCTCAGGGTCGAACGTCCAAATCTGTTTAGTGATGTCGAACAGGTCGTTCGCCCCGCCCTGCGTCGCGTCGGCGTCCGTGTGTCGGTCGTGGTGGGTCATGATGGCTGTTTCCCGTTTTCGATGCACTCGCCTAAGTACAAAATGGCCGTATGAGCCATCGTCCCCCAGCACTTCACTGCATACGTTGCGTCTGGTTCGCCTGATGCCGCAGCTCGGCGAAGAGCGTCGTCCATGAATTCTTTGCCGGTTATACCGGTCGGCCGCTTCAGCCCCATCGCGATCTCCGCGAACCGCGCCGCAAGTTCAGCATGGTCGATTTCAGCGACGAACCTCGCCGCTTTGCGCTTAGCTTCGCCCATCATCTCAGTCCTCCCCCTCGACCGTGGGCGCATCCCCGGCGCGGTCAGGCGGCGCGGAGGGGCTGGAGGCGAGGGCGGCGCGGCCGGCGGGAGTTGCCGCATAGACGGCACCATCGGCGACGCGCTTCAGCCACCGACGCCGAACCAAGGGCGTGATGACCTCCTTCGTGTGGAGCATCGACAAGCCCATGCGAGCCGACACGCCGTGCAGACTCGCGCCTGACACCGTGTTCGCGATCAGGTCGAACGCGCGGCGCTGCTGATCGCTGAGCACGAAGGCTAGACGACGCCCCTCCGCCCCTGTGCCGGCGGTCGTGCCGGGCGCGGTCAAGGCTGCACCGGAGGGGTGGGGCGGGTGCGTACAGCATCGGGCGTGTGCTGCGATCGGAACGCGGCGTCGAATGCGTCCATAGCTTCGGACGGCGTATCACCGAAACCGGCGACGCCGAGCTGAAGATCGGGGCCTAGCAGAGCGCACCACTTGGTGCCGTCCGCCATCAAGGCCGGTCGGTAAAGGACCGACGGCCGGGTCATCGCAGCCTCTACCAAGCCAGCGGCTTCAACGACCGCCATGCGAGCCAGAAAGGCGTCGTTGGAAACGTCCACACGGATCTCAGCCATCGGACCCGCCTCCCGTCCCATCGGTGGCCGGGGCCGGCGCGGCGGCGATGCGGGCGCGAAGGTCCTTTGACCTATCCCAAGCGTCGGGGCGAAGAACCCGGTCGATCTTTTCCATAGCTTCCTGGCCGCGGGCCTGATTGCGGCCAGTAACGATCGCGCTTGAGAAGACGTCGTCGCGGATGGCATTCAGCGCATCATGGCCAGCTGAGGCAGCTTCGATAAGCGCCTCGACTTCCGCCGCCGACACCCCCTCGCCACGCCCGGCGGCAGCGGCCCGGAGGCGGTCGTTGTCGGCGCGGAGGGCGGCGATGGTTTCGGCCTGGGCGGCGAAGGCGGAGAGGATGGCGTCCTCCTGGGGCTTCGCGTGGTCCCACACGGCGCCGTCTTTCAGGCCGCACGCCATCGCGGCCGTCAGCGCGCCGCCATGGTCTCGGATCATCCGCTCGACCTCCGCCAGCCCCGCGTCGGAGGCTTGGGCGGGGGCCACGGGACGCTCCAAGTCCACGATGCGGTTCACGAAGTCGGCGAGCGTGTCGACCGATGTCCCCTCGGGGAGGACGATGCGACCGTGCCCGATCCATTGGAGCGCGGGCTTACCGTCAGAGGACACGCTGGCCGCGAACAACGGCGACAGGCGCTTGGTGTCGCCGCCCACCAGCTCGGCGCGTGCGGGTTCGGGGGTGGGGGTTGTCATGCGGCGGCCCTCGCTTTGCGGGCCTCAGCGCGCTTAGTGGCGCCGGCTTCGATGTTGGCGCGGGTGACGGCGGCCTTGGTCTGCTCGCCGACGAACCACTTTTCAGCGGCGTCGTGAGCGGCTTCCGCGGTCGTGCCGTAGAAGTTCATCACGAGATCAGCGGTGACGCCGCTCGGGGTCTTACCGTCGTAGACGACGCGATCGACGGTGAGCACGGCCAGATGGCGGAGCCCGGGGCACTCGGCGGAGTCATCACAGGTGTAGGGGATGATGCGAGGGGCGGGCATGTTCACTCCGCTGCGGTCTGGAGGGCGGGCACGTCGCGGACCTCGGCGACGATGGGGGTGACGCCGCGGAGCCAAGCGTCGAGCGCGGGGCCGCGGTAGGACGGGACGGCGGTATGGCCGGCCGGGATGCCGTGCGGCAGGCGGGCAAATGCCCGAGCGTCACGGCGCGCCCGACGCGCGGTCCAGAAGTGAGAAGCGATGCAGAAGGCCGCAGCGCGTAGAGTGGCGTCGGTCCAGCCGGCCGGATCGCCCTTCCAAGAGGGCTGGCCCGGATCCATGAAGCGGACGAAACGGACGAGCTTGGCGCGCGGTGCAACCTCGACGGCGGCCATGATGCCGGGGGAGCGGTCGCGGATCATGCCGCCACCCCGCGGCGAGCAATCCAACGATCCTCGATGGCGTCGTCGGCTGCATGGTCGGCCGCGATCTCGTCCAACCGGCGCATGTCGGCGACGATCTCGTCTTCGACTTGCTGCATCACGTCGGAATGGCTGATGTCTGTCACGATGAGGGCCTGCAGGCCGGCGGCGATCGTGACGCGGTCGGTCCGGTAGGTGCTCAGGTCGACGGGCCGATAGCGCAACCGCTCACCGACCGCCTGGACCTCCTCCAGAAGGTCGAACCGCTCCCAACTCCAGTTGCCCTCGTCCGTGTAGACGAGGTGGATGCGGTAGCTCAGCAGGCCGGTCGCCGGCAGGAACACCTCGCGCTGCTCGACGTCGACCGCGAGCGTCTGTGGGGCGCGCGGGGCACGGTAGGGACGATCCGGGTTCAGGCCGGGATGAATGACGGCGCTCATGGACGCAGATCCGTGATCGGGAGGAAGGCCACGCACCGCGGCGCGTGGTGGGTGAAGGCGAGGCCGGCGGAGAACAGGACGCCGATGCAGAAGGCGGCCAGGACGATCGGGGCGCCGAACCGCCGGTCGGCCGGGCGGAGCGTCGGCGCGGGGTCGAGCGCGTCGGCGTCGTCGCGGTGGGCCCAGGCGATGGCGTGGTCGTGCGGGGGCATTCAGCGGCCCTCCGACTCGGCGAGGGCGATGGCGCGGTCGAAGGCATCAAGGACTTCGGCGTGGGTGTGGCCGTCGTTGAAATTGATCACAGAACCACCAATTACCGACGCAAGCAACTTTTCAGCATCAATCTCTGTGTCGACGTCTACGCAGTACGAACGATACAGTGCGCCCATAGCGCAGAAGCAAACAGCATCACTTTCATTAATGTATGCGGTGTAGCCACAAGCATCTCTGGCGTAAGATCCTTTAATCCATCTTCTTAAAGGCGTGATCAACTCCCGCGCCTTCCGCAGCGCCTCGGACGGCTTCATGTCGGGGGCGGCGGTCATGGTGCAATCTCGATGCAAAGCGGGCCGTGGAAAAGGCGCTCGGCCTCATGCTTGTTAAAACGATCGTTGTTCAAGGTGTATGCGCAACTATCGCAATACCAAGACAACGAACCACGATTGTACCAATTGGCTGGCTCATCCTGACAAAGCTGGCGATTGCACGCGCCACCTTTATGCCCCTTATTAGACTTGTCGGGACCGTGATAATCGCCGTAGGCCATCACGCCACCTCGCCCAGCATGCGGGTCCGATCGGCGCGGACGGCGTCGATGATCGGAACCTGCGTGTCGCGGAGGATGTCGAACCCGCCGTCGATCACGACGTTGCCGCGGCGGTGTTCGCGGGTGGAAAGGGCGCGCTCCGCAGCGATGTAGGCGGAAGCGGAACGGAGTGTGGGGAAAGCAATCGGGAGACGCATGCGGTGCTCCAGTGGTGGTGTGGCGTGGCTCGGGGCCACTCGTGACGCTCCCCAGGGGGTGAGGAGCGCTTCGAGGGGTCTCAATTCAGTTGTAGGCTTCGGCCTCGGCACGTGTGATGAAGAAGTGAATGCCGGTCGAGCACTCGTTCATCCAGTTTGGATCGAAACTATCGGGCCTAACGCGTTCTCCGACCGTGTATCGTGTTGCGCGATCGTGCAAACTCAGCCCGAAATCGGCTCCGATAACTTCGATGACATCGGCAAATTCGGCTCGGCATTTGCGGCCGAAGGCATGCGAGCGCTTTGCCTCGGCCGGGATGCGAAGTTGTACAATCACACCAGCGCAGCATTTCTTCCACCCAACGAGAGCGCCATCGGCGAGAATGCGGGTGCGAGCGATGGCGAGATCATACCCTTTGGCGCCCCCGAGGTTGGCGTCCCTGAGGTCGGCGCCCCCGAGGTTGGCGCTCCTGAGGTCGGCGCCCCCGAGGTCGGCGCTCCTGAGGTTGGCGCCCCTGAGGTTGGCGCCCCTGAGGTCGGCGCTCCTGAGGTTGGCGCCCCTGAGGTCGGCGCCCCCGAAGTTGGCGCCCCCGAGGTCGGCGCTCCTGAGGTTGGCGCCCCTGAGGTCGGCGCCCCCGAAGTTGGCGCCCCTGAGGTCGGCGCCCCCGAGGTTGGCGCCCCTGAGGTCGGCGCCGACCTTGCGAGCCCATTTCAAAGCTAGGGCTCGCTTGATGCTGATCGGCGTCGTCTCGTCACAGTTGATGTCGGCCGTGAAAACGACAGTGTCGGTCCAGCGATTGCGGACTTCGAATTTCATAACGGCACTCCACTAGCCGGTTGCCACGGCGGACCCCCACGGATCCGCCGTGACCTCGGGCTCGTCAGGGGATAGAAAGGACGACCCGCACCTCGGCCAGCACAGCCTCAGGGTCCGTGGCGCCGACCAGGATGAGGCGGCGGGCGACGTCGGTCTCGTGTTCGGAGAGGGGTTGACCGAAGCGCTTCGCCAAGTCGCTGACCTGGTCGAAGACGGAGAGGCGGGCGTCGAGGAGGGCACCAGCCTCTTTCAAGCCGGGGAGCGTCCACGCGGTTTGGCAGTCGAAGTGCCCGACCGGCTGGCCGTCCTTAAAGACGAGCTTCAGACCGTAGGACGGGCTCGGTGCCGTGGTGTAGCCGGCGAGGGCCAGGGCGGCGTTGGTGGAGGGCATGGTGGGCTCCATGAGGTTGCCGGAACCGCACCGCTCGAAAGCGGCCGGCTCGGGGAACCCCAGGGGTCAGTCGTTCCAGTCGGAGCCGTAGGCGGCATCCTCGAAATCGGCAGCCGCCGCGGCATCGCACCGGCCGGTGTAGGATTCCTGCGCGAGATAGCTGTCGAGGAGCTCCACCGCGTCGTAGGCGCCATCGCGCCCGTTCTCGGATCGACCGCACGGCTTGCCGTGATACTGGCGAGCCTGCTCGGCGTTCTCGGTGACGACACGCTCGGCGGGGTCGAAGCCGTAGCGCGCCGCGATCACGGCGACGGTGCTAGCGGGCAGGACGTCAAAGGTGAGGGAGGTGAGGGAGGTGTGGGAGGCGTCGGTCTGCATCGGGCTTCGGGCTCCGGCGCCGCTGGGCTGCGGCGATGGAGGTGTTATAAGCCGTCTTATGCCAGTGTCAATAAGCTATCTTATCAGCCTATCGAACTCTTAGCCGTTGTCGTATCGCCCGACGATCCGGTGCGGAGTCCATACCTTGCGATCAAGGGCGAAAAAACGCTCCTGGCCGTCCTGCGGGTTGAACTGCTCGACGCACCACTCTGTCTGGGTCCATTTGACGAGGTGCTTGATCATGGCGACGAACGTGCCGTCTTCGCCCTCGCGACGGAACAAGGTGTCGCGCCCTTTCATGGCCGGCAAGCGCGGGTTGATGATGGCGATCTGCCCCGGGCGGAAGCTCGGCACCATGGATTCGCCCACGATGAGGACCGCATAACCCTCGACTTGGCCGAGGTACCAGGGGCGCGGCAGGAATTCGATCGGCTCGTTGCTCACCACCATCTCACCCGTGCCGCACTCTGCCGCGGCGAAAAGTTTGAGATCGCGCGGCCCGAAAATTTCGCCCTCGGGTGGAGTTAACGCTACGACAGGGTCGGCATCAAATGACATTTTTGGTTTCAAGCCGAGAAACCTTCTGGCCTTTTCCTCGTATCGCGAGTCGATAGTTGTGCCGTCCTCAATGGCTTTGATCGCCGGTTGCGAGCAGCCGACCGCATCGCCCAGCGCGCGCTGAGATAGACCGCGAGCGGTCCGAGCCGCTTTGATTTCGTCACCACTGGCCATGCCCTGGCTTATCAAGACGCCGATAGGACGGCGCGATAAGATTGCCGCTTGACTTTCATAAGCCAACTTATCAGATTGTCGCCATGAGCGATCCATCACCCCTCGCACGCGTCCTGGAACATTTCGGCGGCAATCAGCGGGTTTTCGCTGAAGCGGTCGGGGTGACGCAGCCAGCCATCTCGCAGGCCCTGAAGTTGGGCCAGCCTGGTCCGACGCTGGCTCGCAAGATTGAACGAGCGACGTCAGGCAAGTTCAAGCTCCACGAGCTGCGGCCGGACATCTGGGACGCTCCGAGCGGGGCAGTGGCATGACCGGCCTCCTCCACCTCATCGGCGCCCTGGCCGACCGCCACCCCAGCGCCATCGAGACCATCGGTGCCGGGCTGGCCCTGTTCGGCGCCAGCTTTATCGTCGCTTGGCCCGTTTGGGCTCGCATCGGGCGGAGGACGTGATGTCTGATCTCGTCACCCGCCCCGCCGCACAGCCCCTCGTCGCCGACGCTGAGGTGTCGGTCTACCGGGAGTCCCAGGTGGACTTGGCGCCGCTGAGCGAGCGCGTGAAGATTTGGGCGGCCTGCGGCCTGTTCTGCGCCGTCGTAGGGGGTGGCTTGTTTAAAGTGTTCCTGCTGTGAGCGCTGCCTACGACCTGAACCTAGGCACCAACAAAACGTGCCGATTCCCGTATTTGGCGGGCGCAATCCGCGCCTTGCCCTTGCCTTTCGCCGCCTCAGGTTTCGCGTTGGGCGGCGTCACCGGGTTCGACGCCCTCACAAGACCGTCGAACGTTTCTTTGGGCGCGCTCGCAGGTAGCGGGCGGCTCACTGGAAAGGATGAAGCCTTGGGGTCGGCTACGGCCGGCCCCTTCATCCCCGAATTTCGCGCGTCGCAGATCGAGTTTTCGGAAATCACCTCTTCTGCAAAAGGCTGCTGAGATGGGAAGATTGGTGAAAAATCTACCACAAGCACTCCTTAAAGAGTATTTTGACTACGATCATGTGCGTGGTCGGCTTCTATGGAAGAAGCTCGTGAAAAAGAACAGCAAGGCCGTTCTTGGAGAAGTAGCTGGTTACTGCGGAAGCGGCAGAACTCCGCGGTGGACCATTTCGGTTTGCGGTGCTGAAATAAAGCTGCATAGAGCTATCTGGATATGGCATTTCGGAGAGATTGGACAAAAGATTGTCGATCACAAAGATGGGAATGGTTTGAACAACCTGATCGACAACCTACGTCTTGCAACTGATTCAGAAAACAGCGCAAATCGTAAAAAACCAAGTGGAAGCTTGGGCACCTTGAAAGGTGCGTGTAAGGTTAAAAACTATGACCGTTGGGCGTCGAGTATAACGCATAACGGCACGCGCTATCACCTTGGGTATTTTGCATCTGAAATAGCGGCGCATGAGGCTTATTGCCTCAAAGCCTCCGAACTTTTCGGTGAATTTGCGAGAGCCGCATGACGCGCGAGTTCCCTTTCTTTGTTGCGTCGGCGTCGCCAAACGCCTTCGCCACTTCTGCTTTCGTCGGCGCCCGCCAAGGCACCAACGAAGTCCCCGCGGTCGTCGACACGACCCGCGTACCGTCCAGCGTACCCCAAAAATCTAGTTCCATTTGCTGCGCGGGGGTCTGAATGTCTGCTTTGTCCCCGGCCATGTCGTCCGCTCCCTCACTTCCGATGCGTCAAACATCGGAGAACGTGATGGGAAAGTCTGGTCCGACAAACGACCATGTTCGACTCGCGGCGAACCAAGTTCGGTCGATCGGTGGGAAAACTTTCTCATGCAGGGTCATCGACTACCTGCAGCGAAAGCACCCGGTGTGGACCGCGAAGCACGTCGCCCGTGAGACCGGCGTTTCGTCGGCCACGGTCGCGAAATGGCTGAACGCCGGCTGCGCGCCGTCGATGGCCCACGTCGGAGCGCTAGCCGCAGCCTACAAGCTTGATTTCTTGGCGGCCGTCTTCGTCGAAGTCACGGACCTCGAGTTCGCCGCAGCGTCGCAGCGCCTAGCCACGGCTCGCGCCCAGAGTGCCGCGCTCGCCGTCATCGTCGAGGAGATGCAGTCGTGAAGGCCCGCATCCTCGCCCTGCAGCTTCAGTTCGCGACGTGGCGGATTGAAGTCTGGAACGCCCGCGCCGCTCGCTTCAAGGCCGCGCTGTCGGACATCATGGAGACGCGCCCATGACCCCGCCCGCCTTCGGCGCCGCGGTCCGCATCCGCCACACCGACAAGCACGGCACCTTCGCTGGTGTCGTCGACAGGAAGCACGGTCGCGTGGCCTTCGGGTCGGCACGACGGACGTACCCATTAAACGACATCATCACCGTGCTGGCGGCCGGCGACGGCGAGGCGGTGCGGCACGCGGCGGGGGTGGTGAAGTGAGCAACCGTCGCCACCCCCAAGCCTCCGTTGATGCCGCTGTCGCAGCCTACGGCAAGAAGAGCGCGGCGCAGCTCGCGGCCGATCTCGGGTGCTCCGTTGGAGCCATCACACATTGGTGGGCGGAAGCGAAGGCCGCTGGCCGGATCGACGCGGCGTTCGGTCGGTTCGACGGCGCGTCGAAGAAACTTCAGGTCGTAGCCGGCCGGGTTTTAGGGGCCCCCGCGGCACAGCCCGTCGTCGTTCCGGTCGTTACCCATCCGGCCGGGAACGACCGCCCTCACTGCCGAACCCCTGACGCATGCATCGCCAGAACGAAGCGCCATTGCCGAGGATGCGCATCCTTCTTGACCATGCAGGAAAGGCTCTCCGATCCCGTGAAAGCCCAGATCAATCGGCAACACATCGTGGACATGAACCGCGATCCCGCCATCCGCGCTCGACAGATCGCGACGGGACGGAAGAACAGTAGCTTCGTTGACAAGCTGCGGCGCACGGGGCGAGCCAAGTTAAAGGCGGCGAAGGCCGACCCCGAGGTGGAAGCCCGCCGCAAGGCCGGCGCCATAGCGGCCATTCCGCAGATGCTGGCGACGCGGGCCCGTAATCACGCTGCCGACCTCGGCATCCCCGAGTGGATGGTTCCCGAATATCGGGACGTACGTCGAAAGCACAGGGTCAACCGCGCCGAGGCTCTGGACATGCTGCGGCAGTTTCACCCCGTTGTATTCAGCCAACGCGATGCCGAGCGTCGGGCGGCGGCACTGCGGGAACTCGGACCTGTACCAGCAATCGGAACGCCAGGACGTGCCGCATGGACTCGAAACGCTGCCGCAGCGCTCGCAAGCTTGTCACTCGATGACGGATCCGCGTCGCGGGCGCGGGTCGGGGAGGGCTGAATGCACCACGCCGTCCAAGCCCTGGGCCGACTGAAGTCCGGCGAGATGAACAAGCACGAAGCCGCCTATGCGGTGCTGCTTGAGTTGCGCCGGCAGGGTGGCGAGGTCGCTTGGTTCCGGTTCGAAGGCGTGACGCTGAAGCTGGCGGATGGGTGCCGCTACACGCCGGATTTTCTCGTGATGCTCGCCGATGGCCGGCTCGAAGCTCACGAGGTGAAAGGGCACTGGCAAGATGATGCCAGGGTCAAGATCAAGGTCGCTGCCGCCCAGTACCCCTTCCGCTTCGTCGCCATGAAGGTGCGTCCGAAGCGTGATGGCGGCGGGTGGGTCGAAGAGGCCTTCTGACGAGATGCGGTGCGGGCCGCCCTGGCCCCGCGACATCACCCGCAAGACCAGGGCTACACGTCAAAGAGAGTGACGCGCAATGAGTGACCTAGCACAGAAATCAACCGCTGGCATCGGCCATAACGGCATCGACCCTGGCCACCTGAACGCCTTTCTAGAGCGAATTGAGCGGATGGATTCCGAGGTGAAGGCCGCGCAGGAGGAGCGCAAGGAAGTCTTTGCAGAAGTCAAATCAATGGGGTTGGACGTGAAGATCGTAAAGGCGATCGTCAAACTTCGCGCCATGGATCCGTCTGAACGGCATGAAGCCGACGTGATGATGGATCTGTACCGCACTGCGGCGAGGCTCTGACCATGACCGAGGCAGCCAAGAGCGCCGCCGTGGCGCAGTTCCAGCCGACCCCTGCGCCAGCCCCCGTCGTCAACGTGACGGACGGCATCATGGCGCAGATCCTTCGCGTCGCCTCCGACCCGTCCATCGACCTTGATCGGATGGACAAGCTCATGGCGATGCATGAGCGCCTGCAGAAGGATCAAGCTGAGCGCGCCTTCGCAGCGGCGCTGGCCGAGTTGCAAGGCGATCTTCCCCTCGTGGCACAGGGCGGTTACGACTCGCACAAGAAGATCGCCTACTCGCGCTTGGAAGACGTTCTCCTCGCGGCTCGTCCCGCGATGCAGAGGCACGGGTTCTCTATCAGCTTCGACGTCGTCCATGAGCCCGGCGCGGTTGTCGTCACCGGCATGCTGACGCACAGCGCTGGGCACAGCCGCAAGACGACAGGCCGTTATCCGGTGGACACCGGGCCAGGCCGCAGTGCGATCCAGGCGCTGGGGTCCTCCGAAACATACGGACGTCGCTATGTAATGATGTCGCTGCTCAACATCGCCAGCGACAAGGATGACGACGGCGCGACGCCGGAAGGGCGGAGCGCGGCGCGAAGGTCGGCTTCGGAAGAGCAACCGAAGCTCATCACCGAAAAACAGGTCGATGACCTGCGCGACCTCTTGCAGAGCCTCAACCGAAGCGAGGCCCGGTTCTGCGCCCACAAGCGTATCTCGCACCTCGGCGAGATTCACGCTCGTCACTTCAACGATATTGTCGTCGAGGTCGAAAAGGCAGGAGCCAAGTCATGATCCAAGGCTCCGACGATTGGAGGGCGGCCAGATGCGGCCGCCTGACCGCTTCCCGCGTTCACGAAGCGCTGTCCAAGCTGAAGAACGGTGAATGGTCCAAGGCCAGCCGCGATGTCATGCACGAGCTGCTGGCGGAGCGGATGACCGGCATCCCGGCCGATCATTTCACATCGGCGGCGATGCGATGGGGCACGAACCACGAAGCCGACGCAGCGCTAGCCTATGAGTTCTACGCCGACTGCGACGTGGAAGAGATCGGCTTTGTGCCGCATCCGACCGTCGACTGGAGCGGCGCAAGCCCGGACCGCCTCGTGGGCGATGACGGCCTCATCGAGATCAAGTGCCCGACGACTGAAACGCACGTCGACACGTTGATCTCTGGCGTGGTCCCGCCGGAATACGTGTCTCAGGTGCATTGGCAACTGGCCTGCACGGGCCGCGCCTGGTGCGACTTCGTCAGCTACGATCCGCGCATGCCGGCGCATCGGCAGATATTCGTCAAACGCATCGAGCGTGACGAAGCGGTGATCGCCTCCATGGAGGCGGACGCTCGGAAGTGGCTGGCCGTGCTGGCCGCCAAGGTCGAGCAGCTCATGCAGGCGGACCCCACGGCAGAGCCGGAAAGGGTTGCTGCATGAGCCGGCTCGTCACCGACGACATGATCTCGGCTGCGCTCGACTTCCTTGCCAAGTCCAGTCGCGACGGCGCCGCCGCTCGGGGCATGCGGGTCCGGCGGGAGTTCATGCGTAAACGCGCCCGCGCTCGCCTGATGCTTCAAAGTGATGAAAAGACCGCAACGGGTCGCGAAGCCTGGGCGGAGGACCACGAGGAATATGTCGCCGCCTGTGAGGCTGAGGCGGACGCCGTCGAACAAGACGAGTTCCTGCGGGCGGAACGCAACAAGGCTGAAACGGTCATAGCGTGCTGGCAGACCGAGAATGCCAATCGTCGAGCCGGGAGCAATTTCCGATGAACCTCGCTTTTGACATCTGCGCTGTTGAAACCTTGGCAGAGCGGACAGAACGGTTACGCGCCCTGCGACTCGGCGGGCCTGGTCCGCAAAAGGCACTGCAAGCCGAACCCATTCCGATACACGAGGCACCTGCCGAGCGCGCCGAGCGACTGCTGATGCCGACAGAGGAGCAGCGACGGGATTTCATCATTGAGTGCTGGGGCGATTTGGACTGTCCGATGAGCACTTACACGATCGCGGCAGCGATGGCGGAGACGTTCGGCATCCCGGTCCATGAAGCCGAGGTCTGTCGTGTTCTCAAACGTCACGGCGAACAGCGGGAAGAGTGGACGGGAGACGTTATCTGATGGCCGGCTATCGTATTCCTCGCCCCGCCACGGCCTTCAGCCTAGACCGAGACAGGAAATCTCGCGGCGGCCGGCGAGAGGAGCGCGACCACCTCAGCTTCATCCGCAAGCTGCCGTGCTTGGTCTGCGGTCGCCGCTTCATGGTCGAGGCAGCCCATGTCCGATACGCCGACCCTGCCTATGGCAAGGGCATGACGCCCATGGCGTCGAAGCCGGACGACCGATGGGTCGTCAGCCTATGCGCCGATGATCATCGCACCGGCCCCGACGCGCAGCACACTCACGATGAGCGAGCTTGGTGGGACCGCAAGGGCATCGACCCGCTCGCCGTCGCGGCATCGCTCTACTCGTGCTCGGGCGACGAGGAAGCGGCCGAACTGATCATCCAGGCCGCTCGGGTGAAGGCGCGGAAGGCGGTGTCGGCATGAGCGATTGGCCTTTCGGTGCGCTGCGCCCTCTGTCCTACGACGTCATCATGGCCGATCCGCCGTGGCTATTTCAGCTCTACGGCGAGAGCGGCAACGAGAAATCCCCGCAGGGGCAATATAAGTGTATGCCCACAGCGACCATTGCGGCGCTGCCTGTTGGGCACCTCGCCCGTGGCGACTGTTGGCTATGGCTGTGGGCTACTTACCCGATGCTCCCGCAGGCATTTGAGGTCATGTCGGCCTGGGGCTTTGTCTATGTCACTGGCGGCACTTGGGTGAAGCGCGGTGCATCTGGTAAGCTAGCATTCGGCACCGGGTATGCGCTGCGATCCTGCTCAGAACTTTTTCTGCTGGGCCGTTTCGGCAAGCCCACCACCTGCTCTCGATCGATGCGCAACGTGATTGAGGCCCCGCGTCGGGAGCACAGTCGTAAGCCTGACGAAGCCTATACGATGGCCGAGACGCTGTTCGGGCCAGCACGTCGACTCGACCTTTTCTCGCGCGAGTCCCGGCCGGGCTGGGATGCCTTCGGGCTTGAGGCCGGTAAGTTCGACGGGGTGGTAGCATGACCGCCTCCCTTCGCCCCTACGCCTTCACCCCTCAAGCCGACCACAACCGCTGTTATTTTTGTGGTCAGCGCGAGTCAGAGGACCGCATCTTCGTCCCGGTGATGACAGCGTTCAGTTGGAGCGCTCGTCACTGGATCCATAGGGAATGCTGTGAGGCTCATTCGGCGAAGTGCGCAGCCGAGCGAGACGCAGCACGGGCGGCACAGCGCATGGGAGCCGCAGCGTGAGCGGGGGTCAGTCCGGCTTGGGCTTGGCGGCGCGGGCGGCGCGAGCCGCAAGTGCTTCACTCGTCAGAATGCGGACCGCTTCAGTACGGTTCGGCAGGCCAGGTTCGTCGCGCCGAAAGGCGTCGATGGCATCGACCCATTCGCGGGTCATTACCATGGAAACCTGCACGTCCGCCTTCATCGTTTTGCGCGGTGCCGCCATCACCTGTGCCGTCAGAAAAACCCCTGCTGCGGCGCTCATATCATATGTCCCCCTTGCGGCAATCTACCCATATGATAACATGATAACGTCCATTGGCAATGGAGCGCTGGCATGACCGAGATGGCCTCAGTGGTGTCAGAGAATGACATCAATGACCTGCAGACATTTATCATCCCCCTCACACAGGGGCATGTGGCTCTGATCAATGGCCCCGATTGGGATTTGGTTGAGCCATACCGATGGTCTGCGCACATCAATCGCAGGAAGCCTTATGCGCTTGCTCGAAAACAGATCGGCAAGCTTGTGACGAGGGTTCAGATGCATCGTCTCATCATGTCGCCTGCGAAGGGCGAGATGGTGGACCATATCAATGGAAACACGCTCGATAATCGTCGATCTAACTTGCGCATCGTGAGCGCGCAGACCAATGCAGCAAACATGCATGCGAGTTGGGGGTCATCAAATTACAAGGGCGTCTATTTTGACGTTCGGTTGCAAAAGTGGGTCGCTTCCATCAGGAAATCAGGTGTGCATATGCACATAGGCGTTTTTGGCGACGAAGATGACGCCGCGATCGCTTACGACCGCAAGGCCATTGAGGTGTTTGGAGAGCACGCCCGCACCAATGCGCCGCGAAAGCTTTACGACGCTATCGACGCCGCTCTCTCGGAGGGCGCGTCCCATGAGTGACGAACTGACCGACCAAGCTCTTCTGAACGCGTCGCACACCGCATATGACAACTACAGGTGCGGCAATCCTGATGATTTGGCCAAACTTGAAGCCGAGTGGCGAACGGCCGATGAGGCCGTTCTCTCCCGCATGTCCTCCCCATCCCATGACCGGGCTATGGCGGAAGGCGGATGGCAGGACATCAGCTCAGCATCGCTAGTTTGGCTTAATCGACACCTCGCATCGGTGCTGGCACCTGATGGCATCTGTCCGGATGACGAGAGGGGCCACCGATCTTGGTCTGAGATCAGACGCGCTTTGTCGCCCACCCCCACCACGAAAGAGGAGACGGACAAGTGAGCCGGCGCAACCGCTCTGCCGAACTCGCGTTCTCCCTCACGTCCTGGGACGACATCGGCAACGCCCCGAAGGTTCGCGACAAGGACAGCGTTCCTCAAGTCATCATGCTCCGTGGTCGGTACGACAGCGGCAATGAGACCCTGCCGCACGCATGCTGGTGGGACGACCATAAGCAGGCCTGGGGCGGCTGGCCCTACCTCGGCGTGCTGCCGTCGCACTGGATGGAGATGGTGCCGCTGCCGCCCGTGCCGGAGCCTGTATCCACCCCCGCCATCAACCCTGAGGGAGGCAACCCGCCATGAGCGAGCGCCGCTTTTCGTCCAGCGCTCTCCAAGGCTCGTTCACACGGCGCCAGCTTTGGCGCATAGTCGACGGAGCAGTCGCTTCCGCTTTTTCTGCTCACCCCGAGTATCTGACCGACCGCGGACAGCGCATGGCGCGCACCGCCATCGTCAAGCGCGTCGTGGGTGGAATTCAAGGACACGCCGAGCAATCGGCGCGTGACGGGTTCGGGTATAGCCCGGCCGTCTCTGTCGGGGAGGCCGCACCGTCACAGGCCTCCTCAGCTCGGTCAGACTTTACCGGGTCCGGTGCTTTTCGCACCTTCGCTGAGGAGGGCGCAAAGCCCCCTCAGCACACGCTCGCTATGTTGGGAGATCGGCCATGAGCGATAAGCTACACGCGTCCCGCCATATCGACCCCGCCGTCATCAATGCCGCTTTCGATCAGCAGGTCGGGCAGTTGGCACTCAATGAATATCGAGACCGTCTTAAGGTCATGGGCCTTGCGAAAGAGCGCATCGACGCGCTGGCGGCTATTGCGCACAACGAAATCCTGGCGGCCCTGCCACTCTGCGACAGCCCGATCGAACGCGATCTCCTGCCGTGGCTCGTGACGGGCTCCTATCGTTCGATCCGATCGTCACCTTTGCCCGTCGTGCGGCCGGGTCGCGACTGGGCGACGCTGACGATGCACAGCGCCGTCCTCTGGCCCCAATTTGAGGTCGGCCGATTCCGTCTAGACTTCGCCTTGGCTGTTCGTCGCCACGGCCGGCACACGATCATCGCCATTGAATGCGACGGCGCGCAGTTTCATACGCCGAGCCAGGACGGCATGCGGGATGAGGCCCTAGCCGCCGGGGGAATCGTCACCGTCCGCAGCACGGGCAGCGAGATCCGCCACGATCCGCAGGCCGTCATCTACCGCATCGACGAAGCTGTGCTCGCCTGGGCCGCAAGTGCGGAGGCTCGTCCTTGAACGTCACCTATTTCGACGATCATCGATCCACCATACCGGAACGTTCGCCGCCGGCCAGCTTCGAGGCCGAAGCGGCGCTCTTAGGTGCTGTGCTCCTCAACAGCGAGGCCTACCACGCTGTCGCGAACATCGTGGCGCCAGAGCACTTCACCGAAGAGATCCACCAACGCATCTTCGACGTGGCTGGCCAGCTTGCTCGGTCGGAACGCGCTATCACCCCGGCCGCGTTGCTCGCCTACCTCGGCAACCATCCGCTCGGGGAAGGGCTCGACACCCGCGCCTACATCGCACGGCTCGCATCCGAGGCTGTCACGGTCATCAACGCACCGGATTACGCCAAGCTGGTCCGCGACACAGCCATCCGACGCGACCTCATAGCCGTCAGCGGCGAGTTGGCCGAAAGCGCCTACGACGCCCGTGTCGATGCCGCGCCAGATGAGGTCGCGGCCGGCGCGCTTGAACGCATCCGAGCCATCATCGACCGCGCCCCTCGGGCCCGCACTCGCTTTCAGATGGGCGAGGGCATGGCGCACCTTGTTGACCGCATGGAGGCGATCCGGCGGGGCGAGGTGAAGCCGCGCGGCATCTCAACTGGATTCGCCGACTTGGACCGGGCCACGAAAGGCCTTCAGCCAAAGACCATCGTCGTAGTCGCGGCTCGCGTCGCGGCCGGCAAGACCGTGATGATGACGAACCTTGCTCACAACGTCGCCAACCAGGGCGTAGGCGTTCTGGAGATCTCTCTGGAAATCCCAGAGGACGAGCTGCAGGCGCGCCATATCGCTCAAGCTGTCTATGACAATCGAAGGCCTATAGCGTTCTCTGAGATTCAAGAGGCGAGTGGGCTCGACAATGTCGATGTGGAGCGCATCGTAGACGCGCAGCGAGCTTTCCTCGACATGCCGCTGGTGGCTGAGTGTCCGCCACGCATGACGGTCGCCGAGATTGCGTCTCGCATCCACGTCGAGCGTAAGCGAATGGCTGCGAAGGGCATCAAGCTCGGGGTGGTACTCATCGACTACCTCGACAAGATCGCCGCCAGCGACCGCTACCGCGGCCAGCGCGTCATGGAGATCCAGGACATCATGGACGCACTCAAGGCGTCCGCCCGCGCTGAGGACGTCTGCATCGTGTTGCTGGCTCAGGTCGGGCGCGGCACTGAGGGGCGTGAGGACAAGCGGCCTGGCCTCATGGATCTGCGCTCCTCCGGCGCCATTGAGCACGAAGCCCATGCAGTGCTCTTCGTCTATCGACCGGCCTACTACGTTCTCAAATCCCAGAAGTATCGCGAGAACGACCCTGATGCTGTGGCCGAATTCAATCGGGTGCGAAACGACGTCGAGGTGATCATCGGCAAAAACCGATCGGGCCCTGAGACCACCGTGCATCTTTGGGGTGACGTTGGGTGCTCCTACCTGACTTCGGTGAGGCAATCCCCTTGAAGCTGTCTGGCCTCATCGACGCCCTTATTGCGACTGGCGGAACCTTGGAACAGGTTCGCGCCCTCGTGATCGCGGCTGAAAATCAGGCCGTCGCCGATCAAGCTCAGGCAGCTATCGCCGCCAATGCCGAAGCCGAAGCTAGGCGTACCAAGGCCGCAGAAGCCAAGCGCAGGCAGCGGGCGGACTTGAAAATGTCTTCGGAAGTCTACGAAAGTCCTCAGGACTTGAATGGACAACGCGGGACTGAGCAGGACGGAGAGGGACTTAACCCCCCCATAAAAGAAAGTCCCCACACCCCTAAGAAAACTACCCCCCCTACCTCGCTCCGCTCGGTGTCAACCGGTGCGCGCAGCGAGATGTTTGGCGAACTCTGGTCGGTGTTGCCGCACCGCAAGGGCGACAAGAAACAACCCGCCGAGGAAAAATTCTATCGGTTGATGAAAGCTAGTTCTGATCCTGATAAGCTTTTCTTCGATATCTTAACCGGAGCAAAAAGTTACGCCGCTTCCAAGACTGGAACCGATCCGCAGTATATCTCGGCGACCCTAGTTTGGCTCAACGGAAGCGGATGGAAAGACGATCACACCTCAGTCGACTTACCGCCGTCGAGAGCTAGTCCGGCTTCCCTTTTCGACCGCCCGATGTCTGGGCCTCGCTCTGCCATGGCCGGCATCGCCAGCGTCATCGCCGCCAATGAAGGAAATCACTGATGTCTCAGCACCTCACCTCGTTCAACCTGCCTGCCGTCGCGCCCCTCAAAGGTTCACAGATTGACGATCTGATCGTCTCTTCCGGCAAGGTCCGCATGGGTATATTCGACGGGCCTGGCAGCCCCTCCGGAATTGATGGCTTGCGACGCGCAATTAACGAAGCCGATCGTTTTCAATCGGAAGTCAATCAGCAAGCCAATGCCCTTCGCGGCCTTATGGCGCCGATCTCCGTAGCGGACATCGGCAAGCAGGTGATGATCTTCGTGTCGTCGTGGCCGAACGCTTCCGGTGGCGATTTGGCTGGGTATGGCGCGCAGCTCGCCCAAGACGTTATCGACTGCCAGCCAAGCCGCTACGCGATCACAGAGGGCTTCAGGAAGCTACGGCGCACGTCGAAGTTCCTCCCTTCAATTTCCGAGGTGATGGCGGCTTTAGAAGATGCCCACAAGCGCATCCGCAACGCCTCGCTTCATATCGCCGAGCTACCGCACGCAATTACAGAAGCGAGGGCTAAGCTCGAGGTGATGGAGGCGCGCGAGCTTCGGTTCGCCGCCATGCAGGGCGCGGGATCGGTCGATCGGTTCGGTAATGCCTAAGTTCCGCCCCTTCGCCCGCGTCCACCGCCCCCTCCCGCCCCGCGGGAAGGCCATGGACCCCCGAGTCCACCGCGCCGGCACCGAAGCCGTCGAACGAGCGCTGTTTCCGCTGGCGGCGGACCTCGCGACGGAGCTGCGGGGATGCCGAACCTTTCCGAGGTCGCTTCTGTCGGCCGAAGCCGTTGGAGTTTGAGGTGGTGAAATCAGCACACGACAAAATCGCGGCCGGGCTGGAGAACGCATTGCAGCGCGAGGTCTTTGTCTTGCGTGGAGGAAGGTTGATTTCCGAAATGCAGTCAGTGCCTTTGACATCGAAGGGCAAGCCATGCTGCACCCTCTGCGAGACGCCACTTGATCAGCCCGGCCGCCCGTGGACCAGATCTTGCGGTGGCGACTGTCTCGCCTGCATGGCGGAGGTCGGGGATCCTGATTGCGTAGCAGCAATGCCAGCGGTGGTGCCGGAGGATTTGGTGCGACTGAGCGCGGCGGCTACAGCGGGACCTTGGGAGATCATCTCCACCGGACCCCAGGCTCGGCCGGATCAGGTCTGGCATGATGGACAGAACAATTTCATCTGCGAGGCAGGCGATCTCGAAGGGCCTTCCGACAACGGCAAACACAACGCCGCCTTGATCATGTCTGCCGTCAACTTTGTCCGCAATCTGATCTCCACCTCATCCGCCAATCCATCTCCCGCAACGGAGGCCGACGAGCATGCGCGCTAAGTCTCAGATCCAGAACCCGGACGAGGTCGAGGTGACACTGACCCTCACCACGACCCTTCGTGAGTGGAAGCGACTGGACAAGCAGCTTCCGGTCGACTGGCCGTCCATGCACCTCAAGCAGGCCATCAGCGGTCTTATCATTAACGCTGAGCGGGCGGGACTGATCGACATCACCGAACCGGAGCCCGACCATGCGTGACCTCATCGAACGCGGCGGCTTCGTGTCGTCGATCCACCGTGCCGCCGTGATGGACGCGCACGATGACCTCGTGGCGGGACTTGGGGAGACCGCTGGCGGGCAAAATGGGGTTGGGAGGTGTACGGTTCACTCCGGTGGACGGGAACAGCCTCAGCGGGCTTCGCAGGGCTTTTTCGCTACCCTGACCCCTGAACAGCAGGCGCTAGCGTTGGCCTACGATGGACCGGAGGATTTCGGTCCTGATGAGTATCTGCTTGCCGCTGCGCCAAGTGCGTCTCAAGGCGGCTACATCGTTGGCATACCTTCGTCGGACGGGTCGACCTTCGAAGCCGCGTTGCCTTCTGACGCTGCTTGGGCGGTCGTTAAACACGCGCACGGAGCGGTGTGGGACCAGGCGCTCGCGCTCGCGGCGGAGGATGGCCCGATGCCGCTCGCATCGGCTGAGCTTTGGGTGGAGGGGGATGAGGCATACCTTGATCGTCTCGGCTGCGACAATTTTCGGCGGGGTGAATTCGTCAAGGTGATGCACGGCGCTTATTCGGAGACCGACCTTATCAGTGCCTACGGCAAGCTACGAGGCATCCCCCGCGCCCGCCTCGTCCCCGTGGAGCCCTGCCCATGAGCGGTCTCGACATCGGCATCACCGTCGCGTTGGCCTTCCTTCTCGGTTTAGCAGCCCAGACAGTTGCCTTCATCGGTACCGGTCGGATCACGGTCGTGGTGCTCCGCCACAACCTTCTCCGCCCGCGCGGACCGGACGGGAGGTTCCTGCGGGACCGGGACATCGCGGTAGGGGCGGCGCTTGAGGCTGCGTCGCGGCAGACGGGGAGCTTCGGACGATGACTGTCATCACCTACCGTGCCGGAGTCCTCGCGGCCGACAGCGGCAACTTCCAGGGCTGTGTCATTCAGTCCGGCGCCAACAAGGTCGCCCGAGCGCCGGATGGGACGCTGCACGGCGCGACCGGAAATGCCGCCGATGCCTCAACGTACCTCGCATGGGTGCGCTCGGGCTGCGTGGGTGACGCTCCAGCTATTCGGCGCACCAAAGAGGCCGAGAGTGAAGCGGCGTTCCATGTGCTGCGCGTTCGGCCGAACGGTGCACCGGAGCTGCTGACAGCCTACGGCATCGAGATTTTCGAGGACGTGCCGTATCTCGCGTTTGGAGCCGCGTCGGAAGCTGCGCTCGGCGCCTTGTATGCCGGTGCTACCGCCGTCCAAGCCGTCGAAGCCGCCATCGCGCACAGTCAATGGGCGCACGGGCCAGTGCGCAGCGTCAGGCATGAGGATTAGTGAGATGCGCGAACAGTTCCGCATCGTCCGCCGCGCCCTCGACGCATCCGGCCACCCCTGGCGCTGTATCCCCGGCGGCAAACACCCTCGCGTCATCGTCGAAGCGCATGGCGCTGTGATCGCGGTGCCGATCGCCTTCAGTCCGAGGGACCGGCACACCGCCGGGCTCAACACCCTCAAGCAGATCAACAGGGCCGTCAATGAAGCGAAGGTAAGGGCGACAGTCGATACAGTTTAGCGCTTTGTCGTCGAAGCGGATCGTGCTATCAATTCGTAACCCAAGGGAAATCACATGACCGTTTTTTCCGAGGCCTTAGCCAAGGCCGGCATCGACACAGATGCGGCGCGGCTGGCCGTCATGGCGAATGACATTCTTGCTCGTTTTGGCATCTCGCCGCAGAAAGCGCGAGAGGAGTTCTCAGAAATTTTGCGGAAGGACGAGGGACTGCGGTCGGCTATCGCGGAACTGTACCTGACGCAGCGCGCCGCGGACATGCGGGGCGATAGTTTGATCGGTGGGGGGCAGACATCCGATGCCCCGCAGGGCCAAGTTTTGCGCGCTCCTGCCGGTCAATCAGTTGGAGGTGACGGGGGCCAGACGTCGCCTGTTTCGACCAGTGGGGTCATGCCCTCGTCACCTCCTCCGAAAGCAGATCATGAGGGTCATAGTAGCTCTGCCGCTCCGGTCATTATTCGTGTGCCCTCACGATCTGCCCCGAAACGCAGCGTCGAGGATATCCTCGCCGACTGCGGCGGCGGGAGTGGTCAACAGATCTATGCGTCTTCGCGCCATGTCGAGGTTACCCCTTCCGCCGCACCTCCGCGCGATCCCGCGCCGTGGCGGCCTTCCGCCGTCAACAAGCCTCGTGGCCTTGCTGCTATGGTCTCGGCTCAAGCGCCGCTCCTCAAGTCTGTCTTCGACACCTACAAGGTTCGAGGCAATTTGCCGATCGGCGACCTTTCGTGGATGGAGGCCAAGTCCCTCGCCCGCCTCAATGAGTGCGAGGCTCGCGTCCTTCGCTACATCACCGATCATGTCGCCAATGCCCGGCCTGGAGCGCTGATCCGTGACGTGGTGAAGGTTGAGGTCGTCGAAAATGCCATCCGCCTCGCGTCGGAGGCGGCCAATGCTGCCGCTTGAAGATCGCATCGCGACACTGCAGGAGTTGCAGGTCAAGCGCCGCCGCTACACGAAGGCCATCAACAAACAAACGAACGCTCTCGGAGGCACGGTTCGCCGCGCACTTGGTGCTCACTATGTCGCCGATGCCGATGAGGCTGAGATCGCCGAGCGCGACAAGCTGGCCGCTCGGGCCGCTCGAATTATCGGCGCTTACATGAACGGCAAGGAGCAGCGGGCGGAGGACAGCAACATTGCTGGTGTTCTCATGGCCGAGTTCGAGATCGTGCGAGCTGGTGTCGCGCCCTATGCAAGCGCACGGCACGAAGTCGAGCTTCAGATGTGCCGCATCGCCCGCACGTTGCCGGCCTTCCTATGGGCAAAGTCCGTTCGGGGGCTCGGCGAGCTGGCCTTCGCCGTTATCGTGGCCGAGGCCGGCGACCTTTCGCGATATCCCGACCGCGACAGGCCTGCGAAGCACGGCCCAGCGGCTTTGTGGAAGCGCCTCGGTCTCGCCCCCTACAACGGTCGCGCCATGTCGAATTGGAAGTCCGAGCGCGGCCGCATGGGCGACAAAGCGCTCACGTCGGACGAATGGAGCCAGTTGGGCTACTCGCCGCAGCGGCGGGCCGAGATTTATTCTTGCGTCGGCGATCCTCTCTTTCGGGGCCAAACAGCGGCGAAAGACGGCACCCGGCCGGCCGGCCCGTACCGCCTCGTCTACGACCAGCGCCGGGAACACACGGCCATCACGCACCCCCTTGCACCGATGGTGAACGGGAAGAACCCGCCCGAACCGTCGTGGACGAAGAAGCACCAGCACGACGACGCCGTGCGGGTGATGACGAAGCATTTGCTTTCCGACCTTTGGTCGGAGTGGCGGCGGGCCATCGGTCGTGTGTCGGAAGCGACCATGAAGGATTTGTCCGCCGCCGAACTCTTCCGCATGGCGGCCGAGTGATCGGCGGCTGAGCGGGGCGTCGGGCCCACGGCACCTTGTCCGGAAGGACCACTGCCCTCGTGCCTGACGCCAACCCTATTCAGAGATCCCCGTAAGGGGAGGTGTCGGGCCACTGAGGTAATGCCGAAAAGCCAGTTCCCTTCTGCCCAACACCACAAACAAGAAACCCGCCCGGCATGGACCGGGCGGGTCAGATCGCAGGGCAGCTTGGCGGCGTGCCCCTTCTTGATAGGCGATCCGAATGTCTATTTCAACTATGGACGATGAGAACCAGCGCCCGTCGCTGTTGAAGTCATTCGCCAGCATGCGCGGCGATATGGTGGAACGGGCCGACCGTGCAAAGCGGGAGGGGGCGAGGCCGACGTTGGGAGCCGATAGCTCACCTGAAGACATCCGCGCCGCTTTTAAGCACGCCACGTTGCTCGAACCCCAGCCGATCGCACCGGCCATCGCGGCGGAGATCGTCACCACAGATCATCGGTGGCTTGTCGCGACCTTCGCCCCTCGTCTCCACGACAAGGTGCAGCGCGGATGCAAGGAACATGGGTGGGTCTTCACCTGTCCGAAATCGAAGGAGTGGCAACTTGTCAAGCGCCCGCAGCCGGGCCAGCCAAAGAAGGTCGCCGTGGAACGGCCGCTGTTTGGGACCTATGGCTTCCTCCGCCCCGACAACCGGGATCCCAATTGGCTCGGGCTGGATCGTGTCGACGGACTTGGCGCTCTGGTACGCCGTCCGATCACGAAAGAGCCGATCACCGTTCCGCTCGGCGAAGTGGAGAAGTTCGCCCGGCTTGAGGCAGAAGGTCTCTTTGACGCGACCCGAAGCCGGCCGCCTAAGGTCAAGCGGCTCGACAAGGTTCTGATCACCGGGGGGCCGTTTGCGGGTATCCGAGGGCTGGTCGAGATGACGGTGGGTGAGCGGGTGAAGGTTTTGATGGACCTGCTCGGCGCTGTCGACGTTTCGATGGACCAGGTGGAGGCGGTGGCGTGAGTGAATGGCAGCCAATTGTGACCATGCCGAACGATGGCACTTATGTCATAGTCCAAAATCAGGACGCATATTGAGAGCATTCATTGTGGTCCGAACGCGACCATTATGGCTGTAACATGTGGATTGCTTACCGATATGGCGATAAATCTATTCTTTATGGCAGGCCAGGAATGAAATCAACAGTCTATCATGGCAAGCAAGCACCTCGACCAACACATTGGCACCCTTTGCCATCACCTCCACCAATTTTCGCGGAGGACGCCATTGTGCGACGGAGGAAGCGCGAAGACAGAGAGGCAAGGGACGCAAAAAAGTTAGCAAAAACTCAACGGATCGGCGCCACCCCAACCGAGTAGGCAGCGCAGGCCATGAGGACGTAGAGGGGCGGTTCCTTCTCTCGCCATTTCTGGACTGAGGTGCGCGAGCAGCCAAGGGCTACCGCCGCCGAGTAGCTCGAAAGCTTATGGCGGTCCATCCATCGCGCGAATGCGGTCCCATCTTCCTTCGGTGCGATCATGCCTTGCAATCCGTCCATATGTGGCCTATCCCAGGCAGATCAGGATATCGCTATTTGTGGAGGTGCCAAGTGCCTTCTTATCCATCCTCGTTCTACGTGTACCTCCTCACCGATCCCCGAACCGGCGTGCCGTTCTATTGCGGCAAGGGACAGAGGGATCGTGCTTGGCAGCACGCTCGTGCGGTCGGCCGAGGCGATCTATCTGGCAACGCCCGCAAGGTCGCAAAAATCCAGGAGATCCTGACACGCGGCGATGAGGTCGAGATCCAGATCGTCGCTGAGTACGAGATAGAAGACGACGCGCTGGAGCACGAGTTTGAGATCGTGGACAGCTTGCCGGAGTTGACGAATGCGATGCCGGGTGGAGGCGGCGGTCCTGGAGGTCGTCGATTAACAGAGCAAGAGATGCGGCAGCGGGCCTCAGCTCGGCTGGCGCGTGTAAAAGCATTACAGAAGAAGGCGCTCCGAGAACGTGAAACGGCCGCTGAGAGACTGCTGAGAAATCGATACACAGCTTTGGCGAGAAATGAAAAACAAGCGCAGGAGATAGCGTCTTGGCTTGAGCGTCGAGGGAGGTTGGTCAAGGCAAACCGATATAATGGAGGTTCGCACGAGCACCTACGGTCTCAGAATGTGTCCTTGGCACCAAGCGGCCGATCAAACCGTAACGTCCGCAAAGAGCGGGAGGCGCAGCTCCTGCGCGAAGGAAAGCTGATTGAAACGATACTGCCGAACGGAAAAATACGCTTGCATCGCGCCGAATAATGTGCAAACCGTAGCGGGCGGACGAAATCCGTAGGTGCATCGGTCCCCATCGGCCTCTCGTGCAAGCCGGTCGTTCTGAGCATCGCTAGCGCCCCCGTTCGGCCTAAGCCGAAAAAGCGGGGTGCATCAAGCCCAAATAACGGACGCAATGTCCCACACACGTCAAGACGGCTCCCCCGAGGACCCCGTCAAAACCCGCATGGTCGAGATCCGCCCGCACGTTTACGTGAGCGAAAACTTCGCCCGAGCGAACGGCATGAACCGGCATATCCCGAGCAAGCCAGCGACCAAGCCTGCCGAAGCCTCTGAGACCAAGGGTAAGCCATGCTGATCCTCCTGATTCTCGTGCTGTTGATCCTCTTCGGCGGTGGCGGCTACTACGGAATGAACCGCGGCGCCTATGGCGCGGGTGGGTTTGGCGGCATCGGCCTTGTCGGGCTGCTGTTGATCGTGCTGCTGCTGTTCTACCTCGCGCCGGGTGGTTTGTGACGCCTACGGAACGCAAGGCAGCACAACAGGCCGAAGCGCAGAGGCAGCACGCAGACGCCCAATTCCTCACCGTCTATGCAGATGTGTTGGATTCGCCGCGGGCGGAGATCGCAGCGGGCTATGACGAGATTTATGGTCTCCGCGTAGGACCTGGCCCTGGTAGGCCAGCGCCACATCGAAACTGAGTTGAGGCCCAATCACGGGCTGAGCCTTTTGGAATGATCCTGAGCGGTGCCCGTTCTCCAGAACTCAAAGCACGAACTGTTCGCTCAGGCTCGCGCTCAAGGTCAGTCGGCCGCTGCAGCTTTCGTCTCAGCAGGCTACGCCCCGAACGACAGCAATGCCGCTCGGCTGAACGGGAATGAACGGGTCCGAGCCCGTGTTGAGGAAATTCAGGCCGAAGCTGCAGCCGTAGCCGTTAAAGCTATCGGCGTGACGCTTGAGAACGTCATCGGCGAATTAGCTAAAATCGGCTTCAGTGATATTCGCAAGCTAATCCGCTGGTCATCGAACCTAACTGAGGTCGGCGAAGACGTTGACTCCGGCGAGCCTATCGTCAGGGCATTCAACAATGTCGCCTTGATCGACAGCGACAAACTCGACGATGCCACGGCCGCAGCGATCTCCGAGGTTAGCCAGACCAAGGACGGCGCCCTGAAGGTCAAGATGTATGACAAAAAGGGCGCGCTTGTGGACCTCGGTCGGCATCTCGGCGCATTCAAGGACAAGGTAGAGCACTCAGGCGAAGTTAATCTTGGTGGTGGGCTGCCCGATCTCATAAGGCGGGTGAAGGGTATCGACCGGCTTGGCTGATGGGCTGCAAGAAGCCGACCTTCGCGAGTGGCAAGGCCTCCGCGAATACTGGCGGACAGACCCAGAAAGCTACGTCCGGCACCGCCTCGGGATGAACCCGACGCACCAGCAACTGAGTTTGCTGCAGGCCGTCGCTCCTCCTGGGGCTAAAGTGACCGTCCGGGCAGGACACGGTGTCGGCAAGAGCGGGGCCACGTCGGCAGCGATGTGGTGGATGTTGGAATGCTTTGATTTTCCCAAGGTGCCCTGCACGGCTCCTTCGGCAAGTCAGTTGCGCGACGTTCTTTGGTCCGAGCTGAGCAAGTGGTCGCGTGCCAGCGACGAAGTCAGCCGCAGGGATGGGTTACCTAAAGAGCTTTGGCTCGGAAGCCTATTCAAGATCACTCAGGATCGCGTCACCGCCAACGGCGGCGCCGATGAGTGGTTCGCGGTGGCCCGGACGGCCCGCAAGGAGAACCCGGACGCGCTGCAGGGTTTCCACGCCTCCGACATCGTGATCGGCTCGGACGGCCGATCGGTCACGTCGGTCGGTGACGGCGGCCAAATCTTCTTCGTTGTCGAGGAAGCGTCTGGCGTTGACGACAAGATCTTCGAGGTGGCCGAAGGTGCTCTGTCATCGCACGGCGCTCGGCTTCTCATGGTGGGAAACCCCACCAAGAACACAGGGTACTTTGCGCGGTCTCACAAGCAAGACCGCGCCGATTACACCCCGCTGCATTTCGCATGCTCTGACAGCCCGCTCGTCGACCCTGCCTATCGCCCACTGCTGGTGCGGAAATTCGGCGAGGGATCGAACGTCGTCCGTGTCCGTGCTGATGGCGAGTTTCCCAAACAGGACGACGACGTCCTCATCCCTTTGGAGCATGCCGAGGCCGCACTTGAGCGGCAGGATGTTGTGGCCGAAGGGCCTCGCATCCTCGGTGTGGATGTGGCCAGGTTCGGTGACGATCGGACAGTGTTCCTCATCCGGCAAGGCCGGATAATTGAGGACATCATCGTCTGCGCCAAGCAGGACACGATGGCGACGGCGGGACAAGCGCTCGCTCTGTGGCAGTCGCGCAAGATCGACGCCATCCATGTCGATGTCGTCGGGCTCGGTGCTGGTGTCGCGGATCGCCTTCGCGAGAACAAGGCACCCGTGGTCGACGTCAACGTCGCCGAGGCGGCCCCAGAGCGTGAGCGCGGCGGGGTCGAAGCAGTGCCGAACAAGCTTCGTGACTTCCTCTGGCTTGAAATGTCGGAGTGGTTCCGGGATGCCGAGCCCAGTTTGGTCAAGGCGCCCCATGATGAGGCGCAGGATCTCGCTGGCGAGGTGTCCAGCGTCAAATATGCCCTCAACAGCCTGGGCAAGATTGTGGTCGAGGCGAAGGACGCCATGAAAAAGCGCGGCCTCCGCTCTCCCGATCTTGCTGACGCCCTTGGGCTGACATTCGCAGTTCCGACCGGCCCGAAGCCGATCGTCATCTCTGATGAGATGCTGGCTCGGTTCTCTTCTCCCGTTGGGCGCTTCGCGTCCCGCATGGGGCGTCGTCGTTGAGCAAGCGCTCTCGGCGTAGGGTTCGACAGGTTTTGCCGTCTATGGCCTCCGCTGAGGCGCCGAGGCCTGTCGGGCTGACCGCTCGCCAACTCGACATGATGATCGCGGCGGCCCGCTCTGGCGCCGCTGAGATCCAACCCCGCAAGGATCCGTTCAAGCCTGCCGCTCACCCGCCGGCCGCCACGCCGAAGACGGCCGGCATGGCGATGGATGATGCTTTCGGGGCCACGACGGGGTCCTGGGGTGGCTGGGGTGCGGATCTCGGGGGTGGGGCCTACGGCGACGGCTACGGCTTCATCGGGTTTCAGCAGCTCGCGGAGTTGGCGCAGCGCCCCGAATATCGGCGCATCGCGGACGCCATCTCCGGCGCCATGACGCGGCGCTGGATCAAGCTGATCGCCCGAGGCGACGAGGACAAATCTGAGAAGCTGGCAAAAATCGACGCGGCTTTCGCTCGCCTGAAGGTCAAAGAGTGCTTCCAAGAGGCGGCGGCTCATGACTGCTATTTCGGCCGATCGCACATCTTCATCGACCTCGGCGATATCGGTCCCCACGAGATAACGACGTCCGTTGGTGATGGTCAGGACGACGTCAGCAAGGCCAAGGTCGGTCAGGGCGCCCTGAAGCGCTTGAAGAATGTCGAAGCGGTCTGGACCTACCCGCAGAGCTATAACACCGCAGATCCGCTCAGCCCCGAATGGTACGTGCCGCAGACATGGTATGTCATGGGGCGCCCGGTTCACACCTCTCGCATGCTCACGTTCGTGGGACGGGAGGTGCCTGACATGCTGAAGCCGGCCTACAGCTTCGGCGGTGTTTCGCTGAGTCAGTTGGCTCGGCCCTACGTCGAAAACTGGCTCGATGCTCGCCAGTCGGTCGCCGACCTGCTGAAGTCGTTTTCGGTCAGCGGTATCAAGATCGACCTCGCCGCGGCGGCGGATCCCACTGGGGCTAGCCTAGACCGGCGTATCGCGCTCTTCACCGAGTTGCGCGATAATCGAGGAACGATGGTCCTGAACAAGGACGAAGACTTTTTCAACGTCTCGACCCCGCTTGGGACGACCGACAAGCTTCAAGCGCAGGCGCAAGAGCAAATCTGCTCCGTCACCGGCATTCCGCTGGTCGTTTACACCGGCATCACACCATCGGGCCTGAACGCCTCGTCCGAGGGCGAGATCGACGTCTGGCACGATTTCATTCACGCCTACCAGATTTCGTTCTTCGGTCCGAATCTCGACAAGGTGCTGGCCTTCGTTCAGCTTTCCGAGTTCGGCGAGGTCGATCCGGACATCGGCTATGAGTTCTTGCACCTCCGTTCCATGTCGGACGCCGAGCGTGCCGACATCCGCAAGACGAATGCGGAAACGGACGAGGTGCTGGTTCGCACGAGGTCCATCAGCGCTGAAGAGGCCAGGGCTCGCGTCGCCCATGACGCCGACTCTCCCTATGCTGGCCTCGACCTTGATACGCCGGTTCCGCTTTCTGAGGCGGACCGGGTCGATGTCTCGACCAAGTTGGCTGCGGCGAAGATCGCAGTTCACGAGGCCGGGTTGACGTCCGAAGCGATTGCCCTGCAAGGGCTGGCTGACACCGGGGCGTTCCCCGAGATCACCCCGGCGATCATCGCCGAGGCCGACGACAATCCGCCAACGCCGAGTGAATTGAGCGGCGAAGGCGATGACCCGGTGACGAATCCGCTCAGCGACATTGAGCGTGAAAGCCGGCTGAGCCTTGGCGGCGGCGAAGAGAAGGACGAGGCGTGACCGACGAAACGCGCGAAAGCATCATCGCCCGCATCGATCTCGACGATGTACGGGAGGTCATGACCGAGCTGAACGAGGCTGCTGCCCGTGTCGGCGACATGTCGGAGCCAGGCTTCCGCTTAGACTGTCTCCGGTTAGCTCTCAGCGACGAACATATGCGGGACGGCGGCATGGCGATCAATCTCGCTAAAAGCTACGCCGACTTCGTCCTCAATGGCACCGTCCCAAGCAAGCCCAACTGATGCCTCTCCAGCGTCGTCCCGAGCCCACCCGCCGCGGTCCGTTCTGGGCCCTGTCGTATGCCCGCATGCCCGCATCCGAGCGGGCCGGCGCTGTCCGCAACGAATTCTTCGGCAAGTCGCCCGAGGAAATCAACGATGCGGCTTTTGACCTCGCCAAGCACGCCGTCGCGGCTGGGAACTGGCAGGCGCTGGCGGACACGCTGCCAGAGATGCGAAGAATGATGGGGGCAGTTGCGTGACGTGCCGCGCATCGTTCTCACGGGCGCCAATCGTCTCGTCGTTCTGACCGCGCGCCACGCCTACAAGATCCCGAACGTTCGCTCCTGGTGGACAACGGTGTGGGGCCTCATCGACAATATGCAGGAGCGTCGGGCTAACGGGCTCGGACGATGGGGCCACCGCCAAGACGGCATTGCCCCGATCGTGTTCAGCTTGCCCGGCGGGTTCCTGAACGTGATGCGCCGCGCTGAACCTGTCCCAGATGATCTCTGGGCCCGGTTCGACTTCGACGCTCATTGTCGGCGCGATGGCTACTGGATCCAGGCCGAGCCGAAGCGAGACAGTTTCGGTGTGCTGGATGGCGAGATCGTCGCTGTCGACTATGGAAACTGACATTCAGTTCAAACCCGCTCGGGGTCTTTCTGCCGTTTCTACCCGAGCGGCCCAAGCCGACGAGTGGGCAAACCTCGGCAGCGAACGTCCGCCAGCCTCCAGGTGGGTGAGTTCGTAGCGCCCCGCTGACGTTCACTCTCGGCGGGGCGCAAACCTAGTTTTGGGGCCGCGGCTTGAACCACCACCATCGCGATCCCTTCGCCCATACGGTCTTCGCTCAGGATCGCGCCAACTTTCGGTCCGCCGCCTCCGCCTTCAAGCGAGCGGCGGGCTTGGTGAAGCGATACGGGGCTCGTCTTCGCAAGATCGCGCGAGACATCGACAGCCTCGTCAAGCACTACGACGTGATGACGCCCGAGGGGCAAACGCTCCTTCAGGCTGCGCTGCAGCGCTACCGCAACGACCTCGGCCAGTACGCCGCCCGCAGCGCGGACAAGATGGTCGCGGAGGTCGCCAGGGCCGATGAAAGACAGTGGCGGGAACTGTCCGCTGAGATCGGCCAAGGCATCGTCAAGGCGGTCGCCTCGGCGCCGGTGGCCCCCGCTATCGAAGCGATGAAGCGGGAACAGGTGCGGCTGATCACGTCGCTCCCGCAGGACGCCAGCGAGCGCGTCCACAAGCTCGTGACGGAAGGGTTGTCGACCGGCCGCAGGGCCAGCGACATCGCCGACGAGATCATGAAGACGGGCGCCGTCACCCGATCACGCGCGAACCTCATCGCTCGCACCGAGGTTGGGCGCGCCAGCACGACGTTGCAGGCCGTGAGAGCCCAGCACGTCGGCAGCACACACTTTCGATGGGTCACGGCAGGCGATCACGATGTCCGTGATAGCCACCGCAAACTGAACGGGCTGACGTTCCGCTGGGACGACCCGCCGGAATGCGATCCGGGCATCAAGGCTTTGCCGGGCTGCACATTCAACTGCCGGTGCTACGCGAGCCCGATCATCAACGAAGATTGAGGCGCCACATGGCTTCTGCCATCCAGGCTGGAGATCGTCTCGCGCTCGACCGCGCTTCGGTTCGGACCACCGACGACGACGGCCACATGCACGTCAGCCGGACGCCGATCACGAAGGCGAATGTCTGCCCCTATTATGGGCGAGAGATACCGGACCACGAAGAACTCGGGCTCGACCCGAGTCGCGTTTATAAGCTCTATCGCGACGCCGATGAGCTTGAGAAAGCGGCCGATAGTTTCAACGGCAAGCCGTTGCTGTTCGGCCACCACCTGATCAACGCTTTCAACCACGATCACGACGTCACCGTCGGAAGCGTGACGGGCGTCGAGTGGGATGCGCCATTCCTGTACGGGCGGCTCGACATTTGGCCGAGCGCTGCATCTCGCGCCATCGACTCCGGTGAGCACGAACAGCTTTCCGCCTGCTACCGCTACAAAGCCATCATGGAGCCTGGAACGGCACCGGATGGCTCTCGTTACGACGGCCGCATGACCGCGATCTCCGGGTCGCATGTCGCCATCGTCCCCGAAGGTCGGGCTGGACCTGGTGTCCGCGTGCTCGACGCTGCTCTCCCCTCCTTGAAGGATATCTTCATGACTGCCAAAGCGGTTTTGCCCCGCACGGCCGCTTCCGCAGCGGCTCTCTCCGGCGCCCTGTCCGGCGCCCTCATGGTGCATGTTCGCCCCAAGATGGCGGCCGACACCAAGCTCGACATCCTGCCGATGCTCAAGGGCGTGACGGTCAAGAACGCCAAGGCCAAGGCTCCGGCCATCGCCAAGGCGCTCGACGCTGCCCTCAAGGGCAAGTTGGCCAAGGATGCCGACCTCGACACGGATGAGGTCAAGGACATCGTCGAGCAGGTCGCCGAGGTGATGGCGGACAATTCGGAAGCCATCGCCGCTGAGGTCGCGCCGGATGTCGATGTCGACGCCACTGTCGATGAGGACGACGCGCAGCTCCGCGATATGCTGAAGACCAAGGGCCTGACCGACGAGCAGATCGATGCGATCTGCAAGGGTGAGATGCCCCCGCCGCCCCCGCCCGCCGAGGACGAGGAGGCCAAGAAGGTCGCGGCCAAGCAGGCGACCGACGCCGCCATCGCCAAGGCCGTTCGCGAAGCTACCAAGGGCAAGGTCGAGCAGACCGCCATGGATGCCGCGATCACCTCCGCAGTTGACGGTGCCGTCACGGCCGAGCGCCAGCGCAACCGCGACATCCGCGACGCCGAGGCGCACGTCGCCGCCTCCAGTGTTGGCAAGCTCGCTGGCGCTTTCGACAGCGCTCCTGAGGTGTTCCGTGCCGGCCTCACGGTCCTTGGCGTCAAGGACACCGACAAGCTGCACGACAGTGCGCTCAAGGCCGTGTTCGACGCCCACGCCGGCTTGAAGGCTGCGGCCGTCACGGCTCGCGTCGTCCCGCTCGCCGCCGATGCGGCCACGAGCGGCAAGTCCTTCGCGGAAATGTTCCCCGCTTCGACCCGCTTCACCGGCTAAGGGGAGACCTCACGATGCCGTTCCAGTCCACCGCCATCCAGACCTTCCCGGCCTACGGGATCGCTGGCGACTTCTGCTCCGTCAATCCGCGCCATTCCGTGCTGTCTCAGCCCGGCGGCTTCGTCGCCGGTCCCAACGGCATCACCATCGGCTGCTTCGCTTGGGCGGATACCGCCACGGGTACGATCCTGTCGAACACCGGCACGGGCGCCCCGACGGGCTTCCTGCATCGCGACATGCAGGCCCTCATCACGGCCTACCCCGCGAAGTTCGGCATGACCACGATGCCCGGCTCTGGCATCGGCGAACTGATGAAGGGCGGCGACTTCTGGGTCGTCAACGCCGGCTCCTCCGCCGTCGCGATCGGCCAGAAGGCTTTCGCCAACAACAGCAACGGCACGGTGTCCTTCGCCGCTGCCGGGGCAACCGTTTCGGGCTCCACCGAGACCAAGTTCTACGCCCAGTCCACCGGAGCCGCGGGCGAGCTCATCAAGATGACCTCCATCGCCCTCGGCTAAGGATAGGCTAAAATGCTCACTCAGGACCACCTCGACGGACTCCACGCTTGCGGTATCTTCCCTGCAAAGGAATACCTGCACGCGATGGATTATATGCCGCCTCTGGCGAAGCGCGACTTTCGCGCTTTCAAGCTGGCGTGCGATGCCCAGCCCACGCTGCAGACGAGCCCGAACGGCGGTATCCCTGCGTTCCTGTCGTCCTTCATCGACCCCAACACCGTCCGCATTCTGCAGACGCCGATGAAGGGAGCCGAAATTCTGGGTGAGCAGAAGAAGGGTGACTGGGCTTCGTCCACCATCTACTTCCCGATCATCGAGAACGTCGGCGTCACTGCGGCCTATGGCGATTACAACGACGATGCCATCTCTGAGGTGAACGCGGGCTGGGAGGCGCGCCAGCCCTTCCACTTCCAGACCCATATGACGATCGGCGATCGCGAAGTCGAATTGGCAGAACTCGCCAACATCAATCTTGTCTCGGCCAAGCAGGGGTCGTGCGCCCTCACGCTGAACAAGCGCGCGGATTACATCTACCACTACGGCGTCGCGGGTCTCGCCAACTACGGCATGCTCAACGACCCGTCGCTCCCCGCGGCTCTGACTCCGACCACCAAGGCGGCCGGCGGCACGAAGTGGGTGAACAACAACCAGCCCGTCGCGACCGCCCAGGAGCAGTACGCGGACGTCTTGATGCTGTTCAATCAGCTCAACTCGGTCACGGGTGGGTACGTGAACCTCAGCGACGACCTTGTTCTCGTCTATCCGAACACGGTCGGCAGCGCCCTCGGCGCGTCCAACTCGTTCGGCATCGGGTTCCAGGATTACGTCCGGCAGTTCATGCCGAACCTGAGGTTCGTCGCCGATCCCCTGTACGCGACGCCGGCCGGCAACATCATTCAGCTTATCGCGCGCAAGCTCGACGGCGAGGATACGGCCTACTGCGCCTTCGGTGAGAAGCAGCGTGATCACCGCATCGAATACAAGTCCTCGTCCTACCTTCAGAAGAAGTCGGCGAGCGCTTACGGTGCGATCATCCGCTACCCGCTTGCTTTCGCGACCCTGATCGGCGTTTGATCCATGGCGACCCCCTCCCAGCCCCAGTCCACCGCACGGCCTCACGTTCAGCCCTCCACGCTGGATCCCGTGTCTCGCACGGGAGAAACCGTCACTGTCGCCTGCAAGCTCCCCCTCGGGATCATGATGCAGACGTTCGTGATGGAGGATGCCGAGGAAATCGTCGGCGCCGGTGCCGTCCGCAAATTCAAGCGGGCGCGGGCAGTTGGGGCCGCCATCAAACTGAATGGATCCGCGAAGTACCGCGGATCTGACCACGAGACCCTGCACGACATCCGTCATGCGGCCGGTCTCACCTACGGCGTCCCCAAGGACGCGTGGGAGCGCTGGCGCGAGGCGAACAAGGACAATGAGTTCATCACCAAGGGACTCGTTTTCGCCCACAGCACCGACGTTCAGGCGAAGGCCGCAGAGCGCGTTGCCATCAAGACTGGCCTTGAGCCGGTCGACCCCAAGGCCAAGGTGCTCGACCCCGAGACCCGCGGCGTCGTCGAACAAGCCGCCTGAGGAGGGCGCATCATGGCTGATACTCTTCGCGTTCGCTCCGGCCTGCCGATGCGGATCGCCGCTACCGAGCCCACGCCCGACGAGTTCAAGGGCAAGCCCGGCCTTGCTCCGGCGCTGCGGAGCATCGAGATCTCGCCCGGCCTGAACGAACTGTCCGCGGCCGACGCCGAGGTTTATCGGGCGTGGGCCAAGGGAAGCCCGAACTTCATTGCGGACGCCGACGCGGTGAAGGCCGGCAACACCGCCGGCTTGGTCTACGAAGTCACCGGCGATGAGCCAGACGACGAGTATGGGTTCGAGCCCGCGCTCGCCCGAGCACAGGGGTCATCCGATGGCTCGACCGTGACGGATGTGGGGCCGGTCAAGGCGTCCGACATGGCGCAGAAGTCTGATCCGTCCGCTCCCGCCATCTTGGCTCCCGGCACGGTGACGCCCGCGACCGTCGTATCGAAGCCCGCCGCCTCGGCTGCCTCGCCTACGAAGTGACCTGAACCATGGTCGTTGACTACGAGACGTTCGTCGCGGCCTTTCCTGAATTCGCCGATGCCGCCACCTACACCCAGATCCAGTTCGATCTGTGGGAGGCTGAAGCGGAACGCGAACTGAGCGCGGATCGTTTTGGGGGATCTCTTCCCCTCGCGGTCATGCTGTTTGCAGCACACAACATGGCGCTGTCCGCCAAAGCCGCGAAGGCGGCGGCGACCGGCGGCATCGCAGGTGGCTCCCTTGCCGCGGTCTCGTCGAAGTCGGTCGGCTCCGTGTCGGTATCCTATGACACTTCCGACTCGTCCATCGACGGAGCCGGCGAATGGAATGCCACCGGGTACGGGCAGCGCCTCTATCGCATGCTCAAGAGCTTCAACACCGGGCCGTTCTACATCGCCCATCCGCGCCCGCTGCCTCGGCCTGGCCAAGGATACGGCTTCGGTCGCCGATTCTGACCCATGCCGGTCAACAAGACGTCCGACAACGCCGACGGGCTGATGAGCGCGGTGCGGCACCTTCTGAAATCCGAGGTCATGATGGACTACTTCGTGCCGGCACACATCCGCGGTCGGTTTGCGACCGCTGAGCAGAAGGCCGCTGCCGAGGCGGTTGGCAAGGACGCGTCGGCGTTCGGCACGCCCTATGAGTTCTTCCGAGGCATTCATCATATCCCCGACGCCCTCGCCGACAGCCACGACGCCAACGCGCTCGGCATCGTGCCGGTGGAGGAGATGAGCGACGACGATTGGCGCAAGCTCGGCCTCGACAGGGGCGAGTGGATGGACGCAAATCGCCCGCAGCCGGAAGAGACCGTTAAGGCGCCCCAGAAGCCCCAGGGCAGCGATGCCGCGCCCAGCGTGATCATCAAGCCACAGACTGACGCGAAGGCGCCAGCGACCGCCTGATGGCCGCTCGCTCGACTGTCACGTCCAAAGGTGCGGTCACTTTCGGCGACAACGTCAAGCGCCTGCTCAGGATGAAGGTTCTGGTCGGCATTCCCGACACGACCGCTGAGCGTCAGCCTGAGCCGGGCGAAAAGGGCACGCCACCGTCGAACGCGACGCTCGGATATCTGAACGAGTTCGGCGACGACGAAAGGCATATCCCAGCGCGACCGTTCCTCGTACCCGGCATACGCTCCGCACAAGGGCAGATCATTGCTCGGCTTCGCAAGGCCGGAGAAAACGCTTTTGACCGTGATTTCAGTAAGGTCACGGCAGAATTCGTCAAAGCCGGCACGATCGCGGTATCGTCCGTTCAGCAGCGCATCACAGACGGTCCCTTCGCCCCCTTGAGCGAGCACACCATTGAAGCTCGCGCCGCCCGCGGCCGTAGGGGCGCCAAGCAATATCTCAAACTGCTTGGTCAAGGCACACCGAAAGAGGTGTTAGACACTCTCGGCGATCAGGCACTGGTCAAGCCACTTATCGATACAGGCGCACTCAGACGTTCGATTACCTATATCGTCAAAGACGGTAACATCTAATGCCTAAGCCCAAAGAAATCGTGTGCCATGCTGGCTCCCTTGTATGGGCGGTTCAGCGCGTCGTGAACGACGCCGTGGAGCAAGGAAGATTGTCACCAACCGAAGCTGCAGTGGTCCTCGACTTTACGTGTCACAGCGAGTTGCCGCAGTTATTCCGTGAACATCCGTACGACGGTGGTTTTGTTTCAGAGCCGATGTTCTGATGCCCTTCCTTGACGTCGCCGACGTCCTTCTCGATCCTGATTTCTGCGAAACCCTGACCGTCACCCGCGCGGCGCAGACGGCCGTGGTCGATCACCTTCCGACGTTCAGTGCCGTCACACTGTCAGTCACCGCCGTCGTTCAGCCCGCCCGCAGCAACGACCTTCAGCGCTTGCTTGATGCCGGTCGTATTGAGGGCGGTGTCACGGTCTATGCCTTTGGCGCCGGTGCCCTAGAGACCGAAGATACGTTCGTCTGGCAGGGCGATACGTACACGATAATGGGTACGGATGATTGGTCGAAATTCGGAGCTGGATACGTGCAGGCCGTAGCGGCCAAAACAAACTTGCCGTGACCGATTCCTCAACCGCCGGCTACCTCGCACCGCTCACCCTGGCGCCCGCCGAGGATGTTGACCTTGATCAGGTGCTGTGTCGCGTTGTCGCCGGCATTGCGGGGCTGACGGACGCCCTTGTGGTCGTGAAGGGTCTCCCGCGCCCTGCACTGCAACCCGACCGGCCTACCACGTGGTGCGCCGTTGGCGTGACCGGCATTGACGCCCCGCCCAACATCGACGCCGTGCATGACGGCGAGGCCGATCGCGGCCTGGGCCAGAGCCGTCATTTCCGACAGGAAGAGATTGAGGTCACGGCCTCATTCTATGGCCCCGCAGCCCGGTCGACCGCGGCTTTGCTCCGCGACAATTTCGAGGTTGGGCAGAACCGCGACGCGCTATCGGCTCAAGGCCTTGTCTACGTCCGGCCCGAGCGGATCACTGGCCTCGCCGACTTCGAGAACACGCAGTTCGTGCGCCGCGCTGACTTCGTGTTCCGCCTGCGCCGCATGGTGGGGCGCACCTACGCGATCCGCAATGTTGTCGAGCTTGCCGCTGTGGTCGGCGCCGATGGCGGCTCCCCTTCAAATCCGTGGCCCGTCGTGGCCGACGTCGGTGACGCCCTCGGGGTGGACGTCGGCGCAACGATGAGTGAATGAGCATGGCTCAAGGTCTTGATCTTTCGAGGGTCGTGTCCGTCTCGATCTCCCTCACGGCGGTCCTCGGCGGGTACACGAACTTCGGCTCTGGCGTCATCCTGGGGTCTACGCCCGGCGTCATCGATGTCGCGGAGCGGGTGCGGACCTATTACGGGATCAACGCGGTCGCCAACGACTTCGGAACTGCAGCCCCGGAGTTCCTGGCGGCGCAGATCCACTTCAGCCAGAGCCCGCGCCCGGCCTTTGTCAACATCGGCCGATGGGCGCAGACGGCGACCTACGGGCGGCTGAAGGGCGCGATCCTCACCCCGGCGCAGCGCCTCGTCACCAACTTTACGACCGTGTCGAACGGCGCCATGACGGTGTCGATCGACGGCGTCTCGTACCCTCTGACCAACCTCAACTTTTCGGGCATCACCAACCTGAATGGGGCCGCGAGCGTCATCCAGGGGGCCATCCAGGCGGCCGGTGCGAACGGATCCGGCGCCAAAACGGCGACCGTCCTGTGGGACGGCGTTTATTATCGCTTCATCGTGACGTCGGGCTCGACCGGCGCGACCTCCAGCGTGTCGTACGCGACCTCGCCCGCGAGCGGCGGCGGAGCGACCGACATCTCAATCCTGACCGGGCTCAGCGTCACGCCCAACAGTGCGGGTTCCAGCGCCAGCGTGCCTGTCGCCGGCATCGCGGCTGAGACGGCCCTGACGGCGGCGCAGACTGTCGGCAACCGAGGCGGCTTCTATTGCATGGAGTTCGCGCCTGCGGCGCCGCTCGCTGACAGCGACGCGGTGCAGGTTGCGGCCTACATCGAAGCCACGAGCCGCATCGCGGCCTTCACGACCCAGAACACGAACGCGCTCGACCCGACTCGCAGCGACGACTTGGCTTCGCTGCTCCAGTCCGGCCAGTTTTCGCGGTCGTTCGTGCAGTTCTCGTCGACTTCGCCCTACGCTGCGACCTCGCTATTCGCTCGTTTTGCCACCGTGGATTTTCGCGGCAACAACACGACCATCACGGGAATGTTCAAGCAGGAGCCGGGCGTTTCCCCCGAGGTCCTGGTCGGATCCCAGGCGGACGCCCTGCAGGCCAAAAACTGCAACGTCTTCGCCACCTACATTGATGGAACGGCCGACACCCAGTACGGGACGATGGCCAACGGGAACTACATCGACCAGCGCATCAATGCCGACTGGATCGCGAACTTCCTTCAGGTCAACGTCCGCAACGTGCTGCGCACGCAGCCGAAGGTGCCGCAGACAGACAAGGGCATGGGCCTGCTCGCCGCCGCGATGGCGCAGAGCTGCCAGCAGGCCGTGAACAACGGCTACATCGCCGAAGGCATCTGGAACGGTCCGCCCGTCGGCACGCTGAACCCTGGGGACGTGTGCCCCGGCGGGTTCTACATCTTCGTTCCGAAGGTGGCGCTGCAGACGCAGGCCGATCGCCAAGCGCGCAAGTCCGTTGTGTTTCAGATCGCACTCAAGGAAGCCGGTGCGGTTCACAGCGCCAGCATCATCGTCAACGTGAACCCGTAAGGCTGAGCGACCATGTCCAATCGTCCGTATGAGGTCGCCGCCTACTGCTTCGAGGACGTCACCTTCGCGGTGGCAGGCCCGAACAATCTCAATGCCTTCGCGGCCGGCGAGGCCGAGGAAGGCTTCACCATTGAGTTCGAGGGCAACAAGAACACGATGACTGTCGGCGCCAATGGCGACGTGATGCATTCGCTTCGCGTTGGCCAGCCAGGGCGGTTGATCCTGCGCCTGCTGAAGACGTCCTCGTTCAACAAGACGCTGTCCGATAACTGGACCTACCAGACCAGCTCCGCCGCCAATCACGGCCTGATGACATGGCAGGTCACGGATGCGGCACGCGGCGACACATGGACATGCTCGGGCTGCGCTTTCGGGAATCATGCATCCGGGCAGTACGCCGTGGTCGGCAATGTGCAAGAATGGGTTTTCGACGTCGGCCGCATCACCCCGAAGCTCGGCGCCGGCACTGATCGCCTCGTGACGAACTGAACCCATGACCCCATTTGAGATCGACGGCAGGCAGTACCGCGCGCGGCCTTTTGACTCCGACGTGCATATTGAATTGCTGTTGCGGCTGTCGCCGGTCTTCGCGGCCCTGGCTGCGTCGGGGCCATCGCTCCTCGGGGCGAGGCAGCGGCACAAAGCGGCCGAGCAACCCGACCCGCTCAACCTGCTCGCTGATCTCGCCGCCGCATCCAATGCCACAGCGGATCGACTGGCCGCGCTCGACCGATCCGGTGATGCAAAGGTCGTCATCTCGGCTTGCCTCCAATCTGCGGACCAGATCGTGGACGGTAAGCCCCATCCTGTGATGACCCGCGCCGGTTCGATCTCGAATATGGTCGACAACGGCACCTGGATCGCGAAGCTGAAGATCACGCTTCGCGTCGTCTTCATCAACTTCGGGCCGCTGCTGACTAACATGGGCGTGGATGTCAAAGACCTGATGGGCGACACGTCGAGCGATGCTGTTTGAGGCGGGCGACCACCCCCATCGCACCCGCACGCTGAACGCCTATGAGCAATTCCACCTTTACCGGATGATCTCGCCCGTTCTGCCGGCCGCCTCTGCGCTTGATTTAGGCTCTGGTGAGATTGACGACGGGATCATAGCGGCTGCTCTACGCGGCGTCCCGCCAGAGGCGCTTCGGGCTGCCTTTGATGCAGCGGCCGGCGCTGCGGAGCGCCAGGATGGCGACGTTTGGTTGCCCGCTACGAAAGCCATACCGCTTCCCGACATGGTCGTCATCATGCTGGCCGTCGTGGAGGCGAATTTTGCGGCCTTCCTCGACAGAACCCAACCCCAGTTCAAGCCGACCGTCTCCCCGAAGCTGATGTGGCAGCCGGTGTCGATGCCGGAAGGCGAGTCGTGGCTGTTTCGGCCTTGCGAGGCTGAACCTCCGCTGATCGATTACCTCGACATCTTCAACGGCCGCGCCACGCTTTTTCACGTCGCAAAGGCAAATGACCTGCTCGACGTGCGTGCGGAAAACGAGACCCGAGCGATGGCTGCGGCGGAGCGGAAGCGCTGAATGCTCGACGTTCGTGAAATCTACGGCGTCTCGCCTTGGCAGCGCGAGCGCTTTGACCTCCTCAGCGAAGAAGCTGTCCGCCTCGCGCACGGTGCTCAAGCCGCGAGCACTTTTACCGCGACGCCCGTGCAGGTCACGGAAACGAGCGCGGACGGCCACAGCGCCACCCTTCTCCCTGTCACGAAGCTGCGAAAGCAGGATCCCGTCACCGGTGAGGTGACATACGAAGATCATTGCAGCTACATCGACACGCCGATACATTTCGCTGGCGGCGGTGGCGTGACCGCGACCCACCCCGTGGCGAAGGGCGATGAGGGCATCATCCTTCACGCAGCGCGGGATTTCGACGCCTGGAGGCAGTCCGGCGGCACGCAGCAGCCGATGGACAACGGCATCAACAATGCCGGCAACGCGATCCACATACCCGGTGTCCGCTCGGATCCACGGAAGCTGCAGCAGGTTTCGACAGAGGCGCACCACGTCCGGTCGGACGACAAGCATCATGTCAGCGAAATGCACCCCGACAAAGGAATCAGCCACAAGTCGGTCGATCCCTCAACACCCCCCGCATCCGAGAATTTCGACCCGCATACGCAGGCCACAAAATTTATTGAGCACATCGCTCAGGCCTTAGCAGGAGCGATGGCCCGCGCGGTCGATGGGGGCATCGAACACAGTCACGGCGTTGACCACGGCATCGGCGCTTGGATGAAAGCCATGGCGCCGTCCGGCCTGATCCAAGCTCTTGCGCACCCTGCCCTCGGCGGCCTGATATCGGCGGCAGACGGTAAGCACTCAGTCACGGCCACAATGGGTGGTGTGATGCTCCAAAGCGCCACCGCCATTTCGTTCGATGTCCCTCCCGGTGGCTTGGAACTTCCATCCGGCGGCGTCTCCTCGGCATCGCTGGCCGCCGGTGCTGCTGCCCAGAACGTGGGGGCCCTCGTCGGCGATCTAGGCGGCAATCTGCCGAACCCAACGGTTGTCAGTGTCCTCAACGTGGCGAACGCCAACCTCCTTCCCAATGCCGCCAATGACAGCGCGGCGGCGGCGCTGATCCCTCCCGTCGCGATCGGCCATCTTTACCGCAACGGCAGCACGTTGATGGTCCGGGTCGCATGAGCCGCAATTTCGGTCGCAAGTGCCTCGTGTCGCTGTCAGGGTCGTCGAGTCTTTCTATCCCCGGCGGAGCGGAGGGGGATCTTAGGATCGCGTTCACAGTCGGCGCCAGCACGATCCAGTCGCCTAACCCTGGCCGCGTGTCGGTTTTCAACCCGAACCCGCAGACCATCGCGGCCTTCAAAAATCAAGAGTTTAAGACCCTCACGCTCGAAGCTGCATACGAGGATAACATCGCGCTGATCTACTCAGCGGACGTGAAGCAATCGCTTTATATTCACGAGGAAGACAACGTCACCGCGCGCATGGACATCTTCTGCGCTGAGGGCGGCAACGCCTACCAGATGTCACACGTCAACAAGGCGCTCGCTGCGGGATGGAAGCCGCAGGACAAGGTCAACCTCGCCCTCGACGCCATGAAGGCGCATGGCATCACAGGGCTCGGGCTCGTCAACGTCGACCTGTCACAGCCCGCCCGCCCTCGCGGCCGTGCTATCGTCGGTATGGCCAGGGACATCCTGCGCGAGGTCGCTCTGTCGGCCGGCGCGGTGTGGTCGATGAACGGCGGTCAGGTCCACATCCTTGATCACAGCAAGCCAGTCCAGAGCGATGGACCGGTGGTGTTGAACTCAGACACCGGCCTCATCGGATGGCCGCAGCAGACCGAGAACGGGATCGTTGCTCGCTGCCTCATCAACCCGGCGATCAAGGTCCATACGCAGGTCAAGATCGACGAGTCTCAGATCAATGGCGCTGAGCAGGATAACACTCCGCTTGGTGCGACATCATCTAGAAACCTCGACCTGAAGAACACAGGTCAGATCGCTGCCGATGGAATATATCGCGTTGTGTTCCTAGAAATCGAAGGCGATACGCGAAGTCAGCCGTGGTGGATGACCTTGACGCTACTCGCGACCGAGGCAAGTCCCAATCAAGGTCAGATTTCTGCAGGTGGATACTGAGATGCCTGCCTAACACCTAGCGATGAAAACGAGATGGAGGGATCGTGTTATCTCCATTTGTCGATGACAAAGCCGCGACACAGGTTGCCAGTTGGGCGTATTTCTTGATAGGGCTGTTATTTTGTAGCGCAACACAACGTGATTGTATTTCTTCGGTAGCGACAGACCAAGTCGTTTTCAAAAATTCGTATGATGACTGCTCGTTATCGATACATTCATTGAGATTAATGCGGTTCTGTAATCCATCCGCACTAGGGCCAATCTGCTTACGACAGATACCATCTACGTCCCACTGCGGTATTTGTTGCGCTGCGGCGTAACCATATCCTGCCGCAGAAACCACGACCCCTAGCGCCATAGACGTCACGATCAGAAACCGTAACGCACCTGTAAACAGCAGGGCGAGCAGGATTGGGGCGAGCAGAACGACGACCACGGCGACACCTCACAGCAGAGGGCGCGCACATCACCACGAGTAGGGCTTGACGGCAAGCCGGCAGGAGTTGACGTCCTTGGCTGACGATCCGATCAAGAGCTTCATGGTCGAACTCGGCTTCGTCGGTGACGCCGCCGGCGCGAAGAAGGTCGTCGACCTCGCAACCAAAACCGAAGACGCCATCACGAAGGCGACCGAAGGCGGTGCGACCGATCGGGTTCTGGCTGAAAAGCAAGCTTCCGCCGAGCGGATCGGCATCATCGGCGCACTCGCTAAAATCTTCGTTTCGATGGAGGAAGACCGCACCAAGCGAGAGGCGAAAATCCGCCTGGATGCCGCAAACCGCGACGAAAAGCTTCAGCAGGAGCGTGAGAACAAGGCGCGTGAGCGCCGCGCCGCTGCCCTCAAGGAAATTCAGATCCAAGCGACTCGGATGGCGTCTTTCGCATTGAAGGCGGTCGGGGCGATTGAGGCGACCGCGCTTGGCATCGTCTACGCGACCGACAGGGCCGCCAAAGGTTTTGAACGGCTGAACTATGCGAGCCAACGGGCCGGCACGACGGCTGGCCGCATGAACGCTTATGAATTCGCCAGTCGGCAACTAGGCGGCCAGGAAGGCGCCGGGGCTCGTTTCATTTCGTCGATCGGCGAAAAGCTTAAGGACAATGAGGCCGGATACGCCTCAATCTTGAGGCCCTTGGGTGTAGCGGTTCGCAACAAGGATGGCTCCGCGCGTGATAGAGAGCAGATTGCTCTCGACATCGGAGAGGCCCTTGCGAAAAAAGCGAAAAATGGCGGCCAGTACGGCTATGCCACCGCTAAGCGCTATGGCGAAACGCTTGGCCTAGATGGCGATGAATTTCAGACGGCCATTGACCCGCGCATGCGGGCGATGGAGGCTGAGCGCCAAGCCATCGACGCCAAAACTGGGGCCGATCCGGCCGCGGCTGCAGAGGGCGGCACCAAGTTCGAGCAGTCGATGCGTCGCTTGGAAGCGATGGCCGACTCCATTCGCACCAAGATCAGCACGAGCCTCTTCGTCACCCTGACGCCTGAGTTGGACAAACTCGGTAAGTGGGTTGAGGAACACGGCGATCAGATCGTCAAAACTGTCGATCAGATCGTAACGGCGTTGATCCGTTTCGCCGAAGACGGCCTGAAAAAGCTCGCGGGAGCCGACTGGGACGCAGTGCTTCAGGACATCGGTGTCCTTGCCAACAAATTCGTGGCCATCGCCAACGCCCTTGAAACAACGACGAGCAGGTTCATCGCTTTCGGTGCAGCGATTGAAGACAAGGTCGTCGGCCCAATCAAGGCCCTCCTCGGGTTTCTGGGCAAGATTGACCAAGCTACCTCTCTCAACCTCGGCGGCGTCTTCAGCGATCTCAAGGCGATCGGCAATGCCGACCAGGCGACGTCGACCGATCCCACCGGGGCGGCAAGGGATCTCGGTGCTGTTGATCAAGCGACGTCGACCAAGGGTGGTGTTTGGTCCTGGATGAAGAGCAAGCTCGGCTTTGGCTCGGACGATCCCGACTCTCACCGCGTCAAGGACGCCATCCTGCAGACCGCAGATAGCGTGAAAAAGCTGGCGGACGCTGGTGGTATGGGTGGCGGCTCTGTCAATGCGGGTGGCGGGGCCTCTATCGGACGGGGCGCTCCCAATCTGCGCTACGGACGCAAAGGCAGCGGCGGCGGCTACAACGGCACGCCAGTGCCCGATGCGCCCTACAATGGAAAGAATATCGATGGGCTGACCGAAGCGCAGTCGAAGCAGTACGCTTCGATCCTCGGAAACCGTGAGAGCGGCAACCGCTACGGCAGCACGAACCCGGGCGGGTATGCTGGCCGTTGGCAGTTTGGAGCTTCGGCTCTGGCTGAAAACGGGTATGTGCGCCCCGGCACGACAAATGCCGGGTTGAAGAACCCTGGAAACTGGCTCGGCAAAAACGGAGCCTCAAGCCTCGGCGACTGGCTTGGCAACAAGGGTGGCGTACAGGATCAGGCGCTCGGAGAATACACGAACCGACACTATGCCCAGCTAAAGGCTGCAGGGGTCATCCGCGACGGTATGAGCCCATCCGAGATCGCTGGCTGGCTCGCAGCGGCTCACCTCAAGGGCGTCGGCGGTGCTATCGCGCTGTCGAAGGGTCATGACAATGCCGACGGTAACGGAACTTTTGCCTCGTCCTATCGGCGCATGATGGCTGGCGTCGGCAGCGGCGCTGCTCCCGCGTCCACAAGCTCCCCTTCAGCTGCAACACCGGCGGCCCCTGCCGCCGCGCCTACGTCATCCGGTCCCACTGAAGCCGACTACATCGCAGCGCTTCGCCGAACCAACGATGGATGGAAGCTGAAGCCCGCCTCTCAAGCGAGGCTCGATCAAGACAAGGCTGACCAGGCGACCATGGACGCGTTTGCAAAGACGCACCCCGACGCGTGGAAGCTGGCCGACAAGGCACTGCCGAAGTCCGGCATGGGCCTTGATCACGTTGAGCCGGGTCCAGAGGTGCGCGGTCGCGCGAGGACGATGGTCGACCCTGGCGACAAGCCCGTGAAGGTCGAAGTCACCGACGATTCCGCAGTCAAGATCGGCAAAGCTGGGGCGAGCCGGGAAAAGCTGCTCGCCGACAAGGCGGCGTCAGAAAAGCGGATGGTCGGCCTCAATGCCGCAAAGGCCGAGGCTCATGCCCATCTCGCCGCTACCCAAGCCGTTCTGCGCACCCATCGCGGTCAGATGATGGGCGTCGATCCGCACTCCTCACTTGGTCGCTCCATCCGCCACAGCATCGACATGAGCCGGAGGCACGTCGCCATGACCAACGCCCCCGTCTTCAACATTCACGGTGTCACGGACACGGGCGCCGCCATGGCTGACGCCCATCGCACCGCTGGACGTGGGCAGGCCGACCTTGTGCGCAACATGAGCGTGATGACGGCCTGATGGTGGATCTGCTCGCTGCTGCCACCGACCTCATCGGTGACATCGCCGGACCCTATGTCCTGCTTGCCCCGACCGGTCGCTCCATTGGTGGCATCATCCCGAACGTCACGGTTCAGGAGACGATCTCCGACGAGAACACGATAACGGTCCATCCCGTCCAGAATGGCGCCCCGATCTCGGATCACGTCTTCGCCAATCCGATCGTTTGCGACATGCTGGTGGGGTGGAGCGACAGCACGGGGCAGTACCCGGGCTACGTCCAAGACGTCTACCAAGCCATCCTGGCCCTGCGAGACACCCGCCAGCCCTTCGACGTCTACACCGGCAAGCGCATGCTCTCGTCCATGCTGTTCGGCAACATCACGCCGACCACGGACGAGACGAGCGAGAACGCGCTGTTCCTGCGGGTTCGGCTGCAGCAGGTCATCATCTCCAACACGGCCACGGTCGGCGGGACCATGGCGGCTCAGGCCAGCCCGCAGGCGACGGGAGGCGAGACCCCCATGGGTCAGCAGACGCCGAAGTCGATCTCCGGTTCGAGCGGCACCGAGAGTGAGACGGCCGCTTCTGCACAGGCCGCCACGATCGCGTCCTACCAGACGCCGGTGACGACCCCCGCCAACAGCTACGCGGCCGGCTCGGCCTGATGGCGCTCGTCGAGATCCCGACCGGGCCGAGCCAGAGGACGATGTCGATCGCCCTCGCAGGGCAGACCTACTTTCTGCGGCTGGCCTATGCCGACGCCGAAGATGCGGGGTGGTTCATGGACGTGTCCGACACGACGGGCAACCCGATCGCCTGCGGCCTGCCGCTCGTGACCGGAGCCGACCTCTTGGCGCAGCTCGCCTACCTTGGCCTCGGCGGCGAAATGCTCGTCGTGACCGACGCTGTGGGATCCTCCCCGACCTTCGACGGCATGGGAACGACGGCGCACCTCATCTTCGGCGACACGGCTTCGGCCGCGGCCGTCGCTCTCTATCTCGACGGGTTTCTCGCCTCGTGACAAACCGCGTCCGCGCCCTCGATGAGAATGGCGACATGCAGTTCGGGCGGGGATCGCGCGACTACATCGTCGACATCCCAGAGGTCGTGCGCCAACGGGCCGCGACGCGGCTCGGGCTGTGGCTCGGCCAGTGGTACAGGGCGACGGACGACGGCACGCCCTACCGGACGATGGTGTTCGGCATGCGGACCAACGCCACGCGCGACCCCGCTATCCGGGCTCGCATCCTCGCGACGCCGGGCTGCACGGGCATCAGCGCCTACGCCAGTCAGCAGGATCGCCAAGCCCGGTCCTGGTCGGTGCAGGCCCGCATCGACACGCAGTTCGGGCAGGTCCTGGTTGCTCAGGCCATCGCCGATCCCCTCGCCGACGTCAGGATCGCGCGCTGATGGCTTCGACTCAGATCCCGGTGCCCTACGTCGACGCGGCGGGGTTCCACCTCCCGTCCGACGCGGACGTGGTCGCTGGCCTGCAGGCCGCCTTCCGAGGGATCTACGGGCAAGACATCCTGTTCGACAATTCCGATCAGGACACCCAGTGGCTCGGCATCATCGCGTCCGCCCTGCGCGACGCCTACACGATGGCCCTGTCGACCTACAACGCCTATTCGCCCGCGACGGCGCAGGGTGTCGGCCTGTCGTCCATCGTGAAGACGAACGGCATCACCCGCAAGACGGCGTCGTTCTCGACCGCCACCGTGACGGTGATCGGTCAGCCGCGAACCTACTCGGGCATCGTCGTGAGCGACGGCACCTATCAATGGGCGCTCCCGGCCAACTTCACCATTCCGGCATCAGGGTCCATTGACCTCACCGCCACATGTTCCACGGTCGGCGGTGTGACCGCTGCTGCAGGAACTATCAGTGAGATCGTCACCCCTACGCTCGGCCTACAGTCAATCTCGAACCCGTCGCCCGCCTCTCCTGGCGCGGCCGTAGAGACCGATGCGGCGCTCCGGGTCCGACAGGGACAGTCCGTCACGCTTCCTAGCCAGACGGTCACGGACGGCATCGTGGCGGCTATCCTGGCATTGCCGGATGTGACGTCCTGCACGCCCTTCGAGAACGATACCGACACCGTCGATGCCAACGACATTCCAGCTCACGGCACCGCCTACGTGGTCGAGGGTGGGGACACCCAAGCCATCGCCGAAGCCATCGCGCTCAAGAAGACGCAGGGTTCACCGACCTACGGAACCACCAGTGCCATCGTGTCGGTGGGCAAGGCGCAGATCCCGCGCCGGATTTCGTTCTTTCGGCCGAACCAGCCCATCATCACCGTCTACATCACCGTCAAGGCGCTCGCAGGCTACACGCTCGACGCCGAAGCGGCGCTCCAATCGGCCGTGGCCTCCTTCATCAATTCCCTCGGCGTCGGGACGCCTGTGGTGGTCAACGACCTGTATGAGCCGGTTCTGACCCTGCTGATCGGCGGGGCTCGGCCCTACCGCGTGGTCGACATCACCATCGCACGGGACGGCGCCACCCCGGCGGCGGCCGATGTCCCGATCGCCTTCAATGAGCGCGCCTTCACGTCGTCCGACTACATTCTGGTGGCCGCGTCGTGAGGACGGTCGACAGCTATCTGGCGCTCATCCCGCCCGCAAATGCCGATAAGCCGAAGTTCACCGCCACCATCGCGGCGACGGTCGCTCCGCTGGCGGCGTTGCAGGTCGCGCTTCGTAGCCTCGCCATCGTTGATTTCGATCTCGACACGGCGATCGGACCGCAACTCGATGCGATCGGCGTTCGTGTCGGGCGCTCTCGTGAACTGCCGTATCCGCTTGAAGGCATCTTCTTCACCTGGGACGACGCTGCGCGCGGCTGGGACAAGGGCATCTGGCAAGGCCCCTACAGCGCGGGATACGGCCTCTACACTCTCGACGACGACACTTATCGCCGCCTCCTGCGGGCCTGCATCCTCGCCAACGTGTGGGATGGGACGGTGGCCGGCGCACAAGCCGTGCTCGACGCCTATTTCACCGACCCTGACACGCTCGTCTTCATTCAAGACGATGGCTATTCGGCGCTCAACGCCTTTTTCACCTGGGACGATGACGTCCGAGGCTGGGATCAGGGGGCGTGGGAAGTCGCGGGAGATACGACCGACGCGACGCCCCTACCGATGCGGATGTCCATCTGCATCGCGGGTAAGCTTCCGGGATTGATCGACCTCGGGTTGCTGGGCCAAGGCGCTTTCAGGATCCGGCCGTCGGGCGTGGCGCTCGACTATGCCGTGACGTCGATCGACGGCGCCGCCGTGTTCGGCTGGGACATGGACAACGAATACGTGTCCGGCTGGGACGACGGCGCCTGGGGCGTCGATCCTGCCTTCATCGCCGCGAACGAAATCCCCTCCGCGTAAGGAAGGCCGATGCCGACCAACCAATATCTGCCCTTCGCAACGTCGGGCAGCGCGAACATCTTTTCTTACGCGACCTATGCCGCGCGTGGCGAGGTGCTGACTGGCGTCGTGTCGGGCAAGGGGTCGTCCACCCTGTCGAACACGACTTGGCGGCAGGCGTCCGTCATCGCGTCCGCCGTCGCTCAGGTGATCTGCGACACCACCGGAACCGACATGCTCGACGATGGCATCGTCGCCAATGTCGTCACCAAGTTCAAGCAGATGCTCGCCGCGACGCTGGTGACCAGCGTGCCGCCGATCTTCACAGGGTCGGCCGCGGCGTCTGCCGTCAACACCGTGATGGCGACGCTGTCGCCCGTGATGACCTCCTACACGCCGGAAGCGATCTATCTCGTCAAGATGGCGAACACCTGCGGAGGGCCGACGCAGGCGCAGTTCAACAACATCGCTGCGGCACCGATCGCGAAAGCCAACGGCCAGGCCCTCACCGGCCTCGAATGGTATGCCGGCGATGTCGTCGCCCTGACCTACGACGGCGCGTCGTTCCGGCTGCTGAACGACAAGACGGTATCGACCTCCATCACCCTGACCGCGACCACGCAGGCGCAGCTCAACGCCATGGTGATCGGCGCGAGTCAGCTCGTGATTTCGTCCGCGGCGACCTTCAACATCAATGTGGGTGCCGGTCAGTTCGCCTTCACCTCCATCACCGGCCCCCTGCTGTTCCACCATCCCTTCGGGCAGCGCATCAACATCATCGGCGCCCCACTCACGGGGTCATGGCCGACCCGCGCTATGTTCGTCGGCAAGACGGCCGCGCAGTGTCTCGCCATCTGGCAGGGCATCATCCCGACGCAGTTCACTTCTGTCGGCACCGAGATCGTCAAGATCAACGACGCCGCCCTGGGCTCTTTCCAGAACGTCCTTCTCAGCGGCGACGGCACTAATTCCGGCGGATTCTACGGCCTGAAGGTTTCGGATTGGTCGACCGTGGTGGGACGCGCCTCGACGCAGCTCGTCAACGTTGCCCTGCATGGCTTCGGCCTCGACGGCCTACGGGTCGAGATGCTGGGCGCCGTGCAGATGAACAACGTCGCGGCGACCTATTGCACGCGGGCCGGCATCTGGTTTTCGCACGGCTCCATCGGCGAAGTGAACACCGGCAACATCCTCGGAATGTTCAGCAAATACGGTATTGCCTGTCAGAACACCGGCGCGGTATATATCGACAGCGCATCGGGAACCGTGGATTTTACGGACAATAACACGCATAACATTTATCTCTCCTCGATGGGAAAGTTCGACTCTCAGGTCGCGACGGGCGTTCGCATCATCAACGCTGGGCAATGGGGCCTGTTCAGTCAGTTTCAAAGCCAGTGCAACTTGGGTTCCGGCGTGACGTTCAGCGGCAACGCGTCGGGCGACATGTATGCCGACGTCGCATCCATCAATACCGCCATCGGATCCAGCGTCGGAACGGCGTCGCCAACCGCGAACAGCGGCCTTAACGCTCGCGGCGCGGCGAACTACAAGTAAGGACATCCGAGTGCCCAGCTTCAAGCTTGCCTGCCGCTATGGTCTCGACGGCGACCCGGGTCTCGGGGTCGTCGAACAGATCTATCCCGTCGACCGCGACCACGCCGCGATCCTGACCGGGCATGACGATTGCGTCGTCGTGCCGTACGAAGGCGAGTTGAGAGACATCGCGGCTTGGCCGAAGTATGGACCTGAGCCGCAGTTGCTCGGCGATCCGCCGACAGCCGTGCCCCCCAGCCATGCTGACCTCGACAAACATGATGTGCCGCTCACGATCGTAGATCCGGTGCTGGGCGAGATTCAGCATCCCCTTCGTGAGATGGCTGACAAAGGGGTCTACCCCGACAACCGTGTCTTTGAGGACGACCACCGCCCTCCGCAGGCTCCGCGCGACTGGACGCCCGACATGCTCTTGGCCTACGCGGCGCAGGAGCGGTGGGTGAAGGAGATCGGCGGCGTCACGGTGGGTAATTTCCCCGCCTACACCACCCGCGAAGCCGTTCCCGTCTATGCGGCGGCGGCGAGCCGCGCGGCCCGTGATCCGAAATTCTCGAAGCGGATGACCGGCACGGACGGCAAGGCTTACGATCTCAACGCTGCCAAGCTCATCGCCGTGTCGGACGGGGTGGCTGATCACGTCCAGGCCTGTTTCGACGCAGAGGACGCCATCAAGGCGTCTATCGCGAAGGGCGCCGTGAAGACCTACCAGGACGTCGACAAGGGCTTTGCCTCGCTGTGAGCGCCGTCTCGACCCTTTACGGGCTTGAAGAGTTGACCGACACCATCACGGTCAAGCCCGACGAAGACTGGTATGACGCGATCGGATATACCGATCCCGCGACAGGATTGCCGGTCGCGCTCGATGGTATCGTCATATCCATCACGGTGCGCCCCAGGCTCGGGTCGCCCCTTGTGCTGTTCTATACCGACACGTCTCTCGGCGGGATTCTGCTGTTGCCGACATCGAACGGCGGAGTGAATTCGGCTTGGTCCACCGCCGTGCCGTGCCGTGACGGTAACAGCAATACTATTTGGCCGCCGTTTCTTAAGCCTGGATCCTACGTCTATGGCGTGCAGGGCTCGGCGGGCGGCGCTACGAAGACCCTCATCTCGGGCGCCTTCATCGTTGCGCAAGGGGTAGCCTGATCCATGGCGTTTTCTGGCCCAACAGTCGTGACGCCGGGTTACACGGCATCGACCTACATTCCCGGCCCGGTCGGTCCCGCTGGACCGCAAGGCGTTGCCGGCCCGGTCGGCCCGGTCGGCGGCATCGGTCCGTACGGCCCGCAGGGCATTCAGGGCCCCGTTGGCCCTCCCGGTTTGCAGCTAACGCGAGCTTGGGCATTGGGTGTAGTCTTCCAAGGTGTCGCAACCGCGACGGCCTCAACGTCGATTGTGTCCGATCTCGGCGCGTCTTACGAATGCCTGCAGACACATACGTCTACAGCCGCGAACCGGCCGACGTTTAATAGCAGCAACGCTTTCTGGGGGTTGTTGTCAGCGAAGGGCGACACAGGGCCTATGGGGCCGGCTGGCCCAGCCGGTCCCGGCACCGGTAACGTAGTCGCCCCCTCAAGCGCGACGACCGCTGGCGATGTGGTAGTTTTCGCCGACACGACAGGTACCGTTCTTAAAGACGGCGGCGCTTTAGGCGATGCGGCGTTCAAGAATACCGGAACCGTGGCGGGCACGCTCGCCGCTGGCAACGATAGCCGTATAGTCGGAGCCGCGTCAGCGACGGCCCTTGCGGCAGGCCTCGCCGCCGTCCCTACCCTCACCGACTGGCGCCAGGGTCTCATTGAGACGGCGAAGACGCGCACTTGGCTCGGGCAGATTGGCGCTTTCGCTGACGGGTTCTTCGACCAGAGCAACGTGGATGTGTCTGGCTCAGTCAATGCCGCCTACAACGCATCTGGGATGTACTATTACAACCTTGATCCTTCGACGAAGCTGCTCTGCCATTTCGACGGGGCGAACGGCACGACGACAACCACGGACGATGCCGGCCACACCCTGACGATGGCCGGCACGGCCAAGCTCAGCACCGCCTATGCGACCTTCGGTTCCGCCTCACTGCTGTGCGACGGGTCGGCGTCGGGCGGCGTCACCACGGGCATCAGCACGGACTTCAACTTCCTCAGTTCCAGTTCGCCTTGGACCATCGAGTTCGTGGCGAACCCAACGGCGACGCCGGCGAGCTATTCATCCCTCGTGCAGGCCAATGCCGGAGCCGCCGCCGGCATCGACATCCGGTGTTCCGGCGCCGCGCTGGTCGTCGACAACGGCACGAACAGTTCCGGCATCTCGATCGCTAACACCTTCGTGGCTGGCACAAAGGTCGTTATCGCGGTCACCTGCGACAGCACCAATCTGCGCGTCTTCACGAACGGCACGCTGCAGAGCACCACGGCGGTACAGGGCTACGGCACGCCGAACCAAGTCCAGATCGGATATGGTCCGAACAACTCCAGCCTGACCGGCTTCCCGGGCTACATCGACGAGCTGCGCATCTCTAACGTGTGCCGCTACACGGCGAGCTACACGCCCGCGACGGCGGCTTTCGTGCTGTCGACGCCAGCGCTTGACCTACGCTCCGCCGCGCTCGCCCTGCCGTCCGTCCCGACCAAAGGCAGCCTGTTTGTCATCGTCAATCCGCTCAATGGAGCAACGATCACGCCGCAGACGAACCTGATCGCTTCGATCTCGCAGAACGGTACGGCCGGCACTCCGTCCTACACGCAAATGACGCTCACGCTCTCCGGCTCAACCACAAAAGGCTACCTCATCTACGAGGCGAACGGCGCGACGCTACCAGGAACCGGACAGGCCCTAAAGACGCGCGTTCAGACCACGGCTGGCACGGGCGTGCAGGTCATGGGCGTCTACGCGAAGGTGCAGTGACATGAGTGCACTCCATGACGCCCTGTTCGCAGCGCTCGCTGCCGTTGCTCCGGTCTGCAACCTCGACGCGGCTGACGAGTCGGACCGCACGACGTGGCGATGCGGTTTTCTCGACACGGCTACGGATGACCAGCGCGCCGCTGCGGCAAACGTGCTGGCGACCTTTACGCTGCCCGACCCCGTGCCGTCCTCGGTGACGAACTACCAGGCCCGCCGCGCGCTGCGGGCCGCCGCGCTGTTCGACAAGGCCGACGCAGCGGTGCGCGGGGCCGGCAACCCGGTCTTCGTGGACGCCTGGGACTACGCCAACGTTTTCCTCCGCGAGGACGACGTCATCACCGCCATGGGCGCCGCGCTCGGGCTGACCTCAAGCCAGGTCGATGACCTGTTCCGGGCTGCGGCCAAGTTCGCCTGACATCGCTGACCCACCCTTCGAGGTGCTGATGACGACCATCGCCCCCACCGTGCTTCCGATCGCGCCGAGCTATCTCACGCCCGACTGGCGCTTCGCCAACAACGATTGGTCGGGCTCGAACGCCCTGACCTACATCGTGTGGAGCGTGGAGCCGGTCTATGCGGCGGACGGCGTCACGATCATCACCGCTGGCGAGCCGCGCGACCTCACTGGGTGTTCGGTGTCGGGAGCCATCAGCTATCAGCGGCAGGCCACCCGTTTTTCACCCCAGGTCCGCATCGCAACTACGATCCCGACCGGCGACATCGTGGGCGATCCGACACAGGGCGTGATTTCGTTGTCTCTTCCCGCGTCGGCGACGGGGTTCGGGCGGCAGGAATTCTGCGCTTGGGGCGACCCGACGCGGTCGCTCCTCATCGCCGAACCCATGGTGCGGGACACGTCGGGCGCGCTCGTCACCATCGGGCTCCAGCCGGTGTTCGTGTTTTGACCGGGCGCCTCATCGGGACTGCCATGCCGATCCGCCGGCCGGTCGGCGTGTCCACCCCGCGACATCCGGCCGTTGGGTCGGGGCCGCAGGTCCACTACCCTGCGGCCGTGATCGAACGTGGCCCACAGGGCGCTCCAGGGACCGCTGGAGAGGCATTCTACGGCTACGGCTACATCCAGTACGTCGAAGCGTCGACCGACGTAGGCGCCGTCCTGCTGCCCAGCGTCCGTGCCCCGCTGTCGATGACCATCGACCCGCTGCAGACCACGGACGCGCTCGCCGGGGTGTTCAAGGGGTTTCCGTTCTTCGACGGGTCCCTCCTGCACGCCCGCGCATTGGGTGATGCCTACGACATCCGTTTCACCATGACGGTGACGGCCCAGGTGGCGGGCGGCAGCGTCACGGTGGACGCCACGATCAACGGCCTCACCACCTTGACCGACAGCGACACCGCAACTCTGTCCGCCCCCGCCGGGCAGGGCCAGCGCATCGCGTTTCGCTTGAAGCTGTTCCCGAAGGCGGTATTCCTGTCCAACGGCGTCCGGCTCTTCGTCACGTCCTCCGTTGGGGCCGTCGTCACCAGCGAAAGCCTCGTGGTCGAACCGTTGTCGGTGAAGGCATGACCGCCGTCCGGATCTGGTTCCAAGAGAACGAAATCCTCATCGACACGATCCCGTCCGCGCTGGTGGCGGGATCACTGACAGCGACACTGTCCGACGCCGGCATCGTGTCGATCACCCGCATTCAGTCGAGCTTTTCCATCGCGGCCGTGCCCTGGGCGCAAGTCGCCGACAGGACGGGCGCCACCTTCGACACGCCCGATGCCGTGATGGCTTACTTGGCAGGGCAGTTCACGATGCGGCGCCCGGTCGGCGGCGTCGTGAATTTGATGGCCGGCTTGGACCTCGGTGGTCACAAAGCGCTGATGTTCGCCGAAGACGGGTCTGGATGGGCCGTCTATGCCGACCCAACGGTGTCGGACTACACCTTCGCTGGGGTGTCGCTCGGTGCTGCGGCTGCGGGCTCGACCGTGCAGGCCGTGGTGTCCGGGCTCGTAGCCGAACCATCGTGGGCCTGGGCACCGCTGCAGCCCGTCTATGTCGGCTTGGCCGGTGCCTTGACGCAGGCTGCACCCACGACCGGGCTATTTCACCTCATCGGGTTTGCTCCGAGCACGACATCGTTGCTCGTGGCGCCGGGTCCCCTCGTTCAACTCGCCTGAATAGGACCACACCATGGCCGCTCTCGCCCAGCCGCAGCGCCTTCTGACCCAGGGCGCGAAGGCGCTCGTCGAATACGTCCCCGTCACGGTGGGTGGCGCTGCCAACGCCGGCAACGTTCCCGCGCTCGATGCCAATGGTCAACTCGGCGTCACCATGCTGCCGACCGGGGTCGGCCCCGATACACAGGTGCTGCCCGCCACGGAGGCAATCTCGGCCGGCGCCCTCGTCAACGTGTGGGTCAGCTCCGGCACGGTGTCGGTCCGCAACGCCGACGGCTCCACGGTCGGCAAGGAGGCGGACGGCTTCGTGCTCGCCGCGGTGACGAGCGGCAATCAAGCCACGGTCTACCTGTCGGGCCTCAACACCGCGGTATCCGGTCTCACCGCCGGTCTCGCCTACCTGTCCGACACGACGGTGGGCGGTGTCTCCGCCACGGGCGCCACCACGGCGGGCCACACTTACCAGCAGGTCGGCGTCGTCACGGCCTCCGGCGTGCTGCAGTTCTCCCCGCAGATGCCTGTCACCCGCTCGTAACCCATGGCCGTCCGCAAGCCTCGCGTTCTCGCTCCGAACGACACGGAGCTTGCCAGCACGGACACGCTCTTCACGGGATGGGTTCCTCCACCGCAGGGGCGCATCACGCTCGTGTCCGGCTTACCGTCCATGACGGCGACAGTGCAGTCTGGCGGGACGGTCTACTACACGCCGAACGCCGGGGATCTGTGCCCCACCTGGGACGGGACGAAGTTCCTTCCGACTCGCTTCGCCGAGGTCAGTCAAACGCTGACCGACGCCACGAAGAGTCCGGCCGCCGCGGCGGCGTCTCAGGTCTACGACCTTTTCGGTTGGGTGGACGGCGCGACGTTCCGTGTCACTCGGGGGCCGACCTGGGCAGCAGGTGCGACGGCGGGGTCCAACGTGCTCCGCGGCGCCGGGGCTGGATCGACGGCGCTCATCCGGGTCAACGGGTTCCTCGTCAACCAATACGCGATCACCAACGGTCCCGCGGCGGGCTTCGGCATCTTTCTCGGCACGATCGCCACAGACAGTTCCGGTGCAACCGTCACCTTCGACCCGACATCGTCAGCGGCGGGCGGCGGCTTGGCTTCTGTCAACCTGTGGAACGCCTACAACCAAGTTTCGGTCAGCGTCTTCCTGCAGGACACGACGGCGACCCATACCTATTCGTCGTCCACGATCCGTGCCTTCGACGCCTCCGCCTCGAACGCGATCTATTTCGTGCGCGGCTTGAACGCCGACGGCGTCGATGCGCGTCTCAAGACCCGCGTCACCATGACGTCGTCTGCCAGCGCTGCGGCCACCCTCGGCATCGGGCTCAATTCCACGACGGCTTTCGCGGCGCAGAACACTCCCGCCATCCTGACCGGGGCGGCCAGCGTCTCGACGTCGATCACGGCAACCTACAACGGCCTGCCCGGCCTCGGAGTCGGCTATCTCGCCGCCCTGCAGCAAGGCGACGGCACCAACGCCTGCACCTACTACGGCGGCTCCTGGATGAGCCTGACGGCAACGTTGAGGTACTGAGGCCGTGACAACTCCATCCGCTTCCGCAGGCGGCTTCTCGGTCAAGTTATGCGGCATTCCGCTGGCTTGGCGACCGAAGGCCGTGTCCCGGCCTGTGTTCAAAAGCCCTAATGTGGACAATTCGAGCCGCAGCAACATCTCGATCCATCACGCAACCGCACTCGCAGCGATGCGTCCGTTCCGAGAGTTTCTTCGGTTTGATCAACCCGCACTCGGGGCAGGTTTGGGAGGTGCCGCGTGGGTCGACCAGGATCACGTTCGCACCGGCGCTCGCAGCCTTGTACGTCGTGAAGGTGATCAACTGAGCCCATGCGGCGTCGTGAACGGAACGGGCGAGCATCCCACGCTTAAGCCCGTTCAAGTTGAGGTTTTCGAAAGCGATGGCGCCATAGCGGTCGACCAGCGTGCGCGACAGCTTGTGCGCGTGGTCGGCCCGTTGCTGGGCGATTTTAGCGCTACCCATTGCCAAGCGAGCCTTGACCTTGGTTCGTCGCTTTGACCCGCGCTTGCATCGCGCCAGCGCTCTCTGCCGACGGCGCTGCGCTTTCTGAGCGGCGCGAGCGAAGCGCGGGGCTTCGATAGTCTCGCCATCACTTGTGGCGATCAAGCTGTTCAAACCGAGGTCAATGCCAACCTTACCTGTGCCGCACGAGGTTGTAAAATCGGCCTCAACCGAGAATACGGCGTACCACTTACCGTTCTGCCGCGTGACGATAGCGGTTCCGAGCTTCGCGACTTCGGGCAGGGGTCGGTGCCACACGACTTTTATACCGCCATGAACGCCGACGATCCCGATGCGATCCTGCTTCAGCGTAAGCCCGTCGCCGACCCGGAACGTCGCTGCGTGATAGCGAACCGATGCCCGAAAACGAGGGAAGCCGTGACCACGTTTGAAGAAGGCGGCGTACGTCTGGTCGACACGGCGCAGAACCTGTTGCAGGGCCGTGAAAGACCAGCGTGCCAAGTCAGGCTCAGCGAGGCGGACCGCTTTCAATTCAGACGCTTGCTGGCCGTAGCGCAGGGTTAAGCCATTGCGCCGATAGGCTTCAATCCGCTGCTGAAGACAGGCATTGTACAACCCGCACATGTCCCGCAGCATGGCGTCGAGCGCGATGGATTGCGCTTGGTTCGGGCGGATGCGGAACTTGAGAGAGCGCAGCCCCACGGGTCAGATACCCTTCTGTGCTTCAACGTATCGGCGGATCGTGATTTCCGGGACTGCTCCGACTGTGGCGCAGAAATAGGATCTCGACCACAGCGTCGGCAGTCGCGAGCGCAGCGCGGGGAACTCTTCACGCAACAGCTTGGACGAAACCGCCTTGAACCGGCCGACGATGTCGGCCGGGGCCCATCGCGGATCGGCCTCAATGAACAGGTGAACATGGTCAGGCATCACTTCGAGCGCGTGAACTGTCATCTCGCGCTGCTCGGCGATTTCACTGATGATCTCCTTCAGTCGCGCGTCGATTGGCGGAACCAACACCTTCCGGCGGTATTTCGGGCACCAGACGACGTGGAACTTGAGGCTGAAGACAGCCCCAGCATTCCTCGCGTATCGTGCGCTCGATTCCGTCATACGACATTAGATAGCATACTGCTATCTATCACTCAAGAGAGAGGGCGCGCTTTCCCCTGTCGGCTTCCGCCGACAGTCCCCAGTGCGCAAGTCTGATGGCGCTCGACGCATACGGTGTCACTGCCAGCCTCCAGCCCGTGTGCCCGATGAAGGGTGCCGCGGGGCCCTACACGGATACGTCAATCGGCCCCTACCCAGACGGCAACGGAGCGTATTGGCGCCTGGACTTCGCCGACAACGCCACGACGGCTCAGCAGCAATCCGCCATCACCACCCTGGCGTCGATCACCTCCTACACGGCACCGACGACGACGACCCTCACGCCGTATCGCTTGGCCGGGTCGATATCGCTCGGCGCCACGCTGGCGGTCGGCACGACGACGATGTCCGTCGCCGTCGCGGGGCTCCTCCGCACCGACGCGCCGATGACCGCTTTCGGAACGGCGCTGCCATCCGGGGTCGATGTTCGCTCGACCTATCCTGACTTGACCAAGGACGGTTCGCTCATCGTCCAAGTCGCCGTGCTGTCAGCGCTGTCGGGCACGATGACGGTCCCCTTCACGCTCATCGGTGTCCGTTGATGGCGCTCGACCTTTCCATCGGCCGCGGCGACAACGCCCCATCCCCCATGTGGACGCTGCCGTTCGACCCGACCGGATCGGACATCGTGGTCGTCATCACCATGCCGGGCGGATCGCTGCTGACGCTGACGTCGGATGGCGGGGACCTCGTCTTCGACGTGACGACCCGCAGCGTGACGTGGCTCGTGACGACGGCGCAGAGCGCGCTTCTGCCGCCGACAAGCTTCTACACGCTGCGCCGCGTCGTGCCGGGCGGCGAGGTCCGGTACTACGCGCAAGGCCGCATCTTCGGGGTGGACGGGCCCGTGGGGCCGGCGAGCGCCGTTGTGACGGGTGCCGGACCGCAAGGCGCTCCAGGCGCAGCCGCGACCGATGCGCAGATCGCGGTGGCCGTCGCGGCCTACATCGCGGCGAACCCGATCACACCGGTTCCGCCGCCTGCAGGCGCCGCTGGTGTCCTCGACTTCTCATCCTCCACCAACAGCGGCCTCCTGGCCGCGCTCGGAGCCTGACGCATGTCCATCACCGTCAAGGACGGCAACGGCGCCTTCGTCCAGATCGCCACCCTCGACCAAGTCATCGCGGCCCTGGCGCCGCTCGCCACCGACGCCGATCTCTTGGCGGTCGTCAACAAGACCGAATCCGTTCGCGCCCTTTTGGCCGCAGCCCTGACGATCAATCTTCCTGTGGGTGCCGCCACGGCTGCGCTGCAGAGCACGGGCAACTCGGCGCTCGCCAACATCCTCACTACGCTTTCGACGCTCGCCACCGACGCGGACCTTCAAGCCGTAACGACGAAAATGGAAGCCGTTCGGGCCCTGCTTGCCGCCGCCCTCACGGTTCAAGGCACAATCACGGCGAACCTCGGCACGCTGAACGGCGCGGCGCTCGACGCCACGGTGTCGGCGCTAGGCGCCAAGCTCGATACGCTGCACGGCGACGTCGGCGGGAACCACGTCGACCTCGGCGCCATCCTGACGCAGCTCAAGACGACACTGGCGATCTCGGCGGCAAGCCTGCCGCTGCCTGCCGGTGCCGCGACGGACGCGAAGTCGGAGGCGATCCGTGCGCTCTTGGCCAGCACCCTCGCGACGGCCCCGGCCGCGGGAGAGAATCACCTCGGCGAAGTCGGCGGCTCCTCCGTGGTCGCGATCGGCTCCCTCACGCGCCAGGCCAATACCACGGCCTACGGGGCGAACACGGCCGTGCAGGCCTCCCCGGCAGCGCCGATCGCGCTCACCGTGGCCCGCAAGACCGCCGGCACCGGTCGCCTGTCCCGACTGCGCTTGTCGAAGTCCGGCACCTCGCTGACGAACGCCTACTTCCGCGTCCACCTGTTCAAGGCGGCGCCTTCAACCCTTCCGTCCGACGCTGCGGCTTTCGTGCCGTCAGGGGCGCTCGACTATATCGGCGCCTTCCCGGTCACGATGACCCGGACCTTCACCGACGGGGCGAAGGGCATCGGCACGCCCGAGGTCGGTGGTGCCATCACCTTCGACGCGGCGGCGGGCTCGACCTCCCTCTACGCCCTGATCGAAGCTACGGCCGCCTATACGCCCGTCTCGGGCGAGATGTTCACGATCGCCCTTGAGGCCGATCGGGACTGAGCGTCATGCTGCCTTTCCGCCGTCCATTCCTCCAGACCACGGCTTCGGCTGTGGCCTATCCCAACCTGCCCGCCCTGTCGGCCGCGCCCCTCGCGGTCTACGGGGTCACGCGCCAGGTCGCCGGCTACGGCGGCCCCTGCGTGCGCGTGCAGCGTGTTTCGGACGGCGCCCAGGCCGACATCGGCTTCTGGGGCAACGGCCTCGACATCGCCGCGGCCCGCTCCTTCGCGGGCGGCGTCGCGCTGACGCCGGGTGTGCTGCTCATGGTTACGGACTACGACAAGAGCGGCAACGGCCAGCACGCGACCTTCATGGGCCGCTGCTTCCTGATCTCCGACCGCGACACCTACGGGCCCGCCTACGCCGACACGCCCTCGATCTCGATCAACTCGCAGAAGCTCACCAACCAGGCCGCCGGCTCTGCCCAGGCCGCGATGGCGTTCCCGTCCACGCTGAGCATCAACGCGCAGGCGGTCGCCGACTTCGCGGTGCTCAAGCCGTTCACCACCACCTACCGACAGATGCTGACCGTGCTCGGCGCCTCCTCGGGCTCCGCGCGCTCGACCTTCTACACCTCGGACGGCGGTGGCGGTGGCGTGACGCTCGGCACCACGGTGTCGGGGTCCTACGCCGGCAAGGCCGCGGCCTACGCCTTCGCCCCGCGCGCCAACCATCAGGTCGTCGCCTCTGTATCGAAGGCGGGCGGCGCCGTATCCTACCTCGAGGACGCGTCCTCGACCGCGGCCGGCACCGTCGACAGCCAGACGCTCACCGGCGGCGGCTTCGGCGTGACCACGGTGTCGGACTACTATGCGGCGCTCGACTACAAGGTGCGCTCGCTATGGCCCACGAGCCTGACCGATGCCGAGCTGTCGCTGATCGCAAACGCCTACCAGGCTGCTTTCGGCACGGCGAAGAAGATCAACCGCCTCGTGTGGGCGGGGTCCTCGACGCCCATGGGGCAGGGCACGCTTTCTCTCGGCACGACGAGCCAGATGCAGGGCTACGTCAACCTGCTGGTCGGCCTGCTTGATCGCCCGGTCGACCTCTACAACACCGCGATCTCGGGCCGGCAACTTACCGACTGCAACTCGGCCGCGGCGAACGAGGTGGACACGCTCGTGCTGGCGGGCTGCAACAACATCGCCGTGATCGACGCGGGCTCGAACGACGCGGTCAACGGCGCCGACGGGCCCACGATCTACGGCCGCATCAAGACCTGGGTGGCGGCGCGCCGCTCGGCCGGGCTCAACCGCATCGGCGTCGTCACGATCAAGCAGCGCTCGGACATCACCGGCACGAACGAGACCAACCGGCAGACCGCCAACAGCTCGATCCGCTCGGGCCAGGCCGACCTCGGCTATGACTTCCTGATCGACGCCGACGCCCTCGTGGTGATGCAAGCACCCTTCGCGGCGGGTGACATCTACATGAGCCCCGAGACGGGCGGGTCGCCGTTCATCCACGCATCACCCCTCGGCCACTCCATGCTGGCCCAGGCGGGCGCGGCTGCCGTGCGCTCGGTGCTGCTCAACGGCACGGCGCCGGCGAGCATCATCGCGATCAAGAGCGCCGCGGTCACGCTCGGGGCGCTCGGCCTGACATCGACATCCGCCGCGATCGGTTCGCCTTTCTCAGCCACCATCACCGGCCGCACGACGGGCTCCACGCTCGCGGCCACATCGTCGGACGGGACCTCGGTGTCCGTGAGCGGTTCGACGGTGTCAGGCACTTTCTCGGCCGCCGGTTCGCCGACGATCACGTTGACCGAAACGCTCTCGGGTGCTTCGAACACGCCGAAATCGAGCACAGTGTCGGTCACGGTGTCGGCTGCAGCACCTTCGGCGCCGGCCGTCGGCGACGTGATCCTGATCCACCCCTACGATTCCCGCGCCGGTAGCCCTGGGTCGGCGGCAGCGACTGAAGCGGGCTGGAACAGCTACGACCAGAAAACCGGCGGAACGCTCGCGCTCATCAACGCCACCGGCGCCTCAACGCCCCTGACGGCGAAGCTGGCCAACGGCAACATGACGTCTGGCAACGCTGGTGGAAAGACGACGGGCAACAACTCCGGCGCCGTGCCCGACGACGTGCTCCAGTCGTCCGTCTACGCCGACAAGACGAACGCGACGGGCTTCGGAACGTCCACGCTCATTGATCTCACCATTTCGGGCTTGACGACCGGCACGCAGTGGAAGGTCGAGGTCGTCGGCTCGCGCGCGGTCACGTCACGCGTCGAAAGCGTGAACGTCAACGGCGGCACAGCGCAAACCTTCGACGTCGGCAACAACACCGGCATCGGGACGACGTTCACGAGCATCTCTCCGACGAGCGGCGGGACCATCGACGTCAACGTCACGCAGAGCGGGTCCGAGACCTACTGTTACCTCAACGCCGTGCGGCTGACGCGGACAGCCTGACACGAGGGACATCTGTGCTGAGCCCTCGTGGCTGAGCGACAAGCCCCCGCTGCCACCCCATTCCCGGCAACCGCCGTGAAAACACGGAGGACCACGATGTCCGCCGAACCCCCATTGCTGATCGTCCTCGAAGAACACTTCGACAGGCTCCGACAGCATCACGCCGCCACCCACTCCACCTATCAGGATCTGATCATGACCCTCGCAGAACGCTTCGCCTCCTCCGTCGAAAAGCTCCTTGCGCGGCTCGACGGCCACGATGCCTTGCTCGACGCCGCCAAGAAGGCGGAGACCGCCGCCGAAGCCGAGCGGGACGACCTCAAGGCCCGCCTCTCCGCCGCCGAGGACAAGGCCAAGGCCGACGCCGACGCGATGGCGTCCAAGCTGGCCGACCTCCAGGCCAAACTCGAAGCAGAACTCGACCCCGCGCCGTTTCAGGCCGTCATCGACAAGATCGACGCCGTGACGTCGTCCCCGGACACCGTTTCCGGCGCGACCGGCAGCGACAGCGTGGCCCCTGCGGCGACCGCTGACACGGTTTCCGGGTCGGACAGCGTGTCGGATGCCCCGACCGCGCCCGTAGTCGCCACGGCGCCCTCCGGTGCCACGACGATCGTGGTCCCGGCCGACGCGACGGACATCCACACCGATGAGGCGTCTGGCACCCCGACCATGCCGGCGACGACCTCGCACATCGACGCGGATGGGACCGTCACCACGCTCGACCATGCGACGGGCGACGTCACCGCGGCGAACTCCGCGGGCCAGCCGGTCGAACCCGCTCCTGCGGCTGTGGCGGAAGCTTCGAATGCGACGGTTGAGGCCGGCGTGACGGTTCCGACCCAGGGCTGACGGCACGAGGGTGGGCCGCTTACGGGCGGCTCACCTCCACGTCCAGCATTGCATATTGCCGGCATTCGGAGTGTCGTTCCGCACCGGTGATGGGCCGGATGTGACGACGCAGTCGCGAACGTCGTCAGGCACTTTGGCCACCGCCTCGGGATAGTCAGCAACAAGACGGTCAGCTAATTCGCCAACCGTCACGGGCTCGTGAACCTGCGGCTCGACTGTCTGACGGGAGAACACTGACGCGAGGTCGTCGTCCTTAGGTTTCGGCTTGACCGTGACCCTGTAATTCATTGTCCTCACTTCACATTTTCATAGTACGTCACAGGGCCGGCGTGGTCGCCACCCTCTGTCTTCTCCGCCTCCCGCATCTTGGCGAGGAACGCTTCGGCGGCTGTGGTGAGGTTAAAGTAGCCTTGAATGTATGAGTCGTCGTCGATGTTATCCTCGATATGGCTCTGACCGACACCGGGGCCGGGACTCCATGCCTTTTCTCGCAGCGCCTCCGCCAGCATCTTCCCGAGATTCATCGTCAGCCCTCCGCCGTCTTGTTCGGATTGATGTTGATCGTAACCGTGTAAGTCGGCACTTCGACGATCCTGATCGCGCTCCGCCGATCTTTCTCATCCGGCGAAGGCTCGGCCAGCCGAAACCATCGGTCTCCGAGCTTGACCATCCCTTCGTCAGTCTCGGGGATGTCAGGGCAAGCGGCACGGATGGCTGCTCGCAGATTGTCCGAGACAAAGTCTTCGGCCATTCCGCCCTCCATCAACCCCTCCATCCCACGACGGCAGCCACCAAAGCCACGATGCACCACGCATAGAACGCCCATCGACGGGCACGGTGGCGCGGGTGGCGGAAGGTCACTGCCGCTTTGCCGCCAACAGATCGTTGATCCCACCGAACGACTGCGACGCCCGATCGGAGAACGCTTGCATGACCCGCGCGGCCCGCTTGTCGCCGCCATGCATGTGAGCTGAAGCCATGATGCCCCCGAACACTTCGGCCAGGGCCAGCGTTGCGATCGCCATAGACCGCGTGTCGCCGCTGAACAGCTCGGGGTGTCGGTCCTGAAGCGCCTTCGTGAAGTCCTTGCCGAGGATGTTGACCTGTTCCGCCATGGTTGTGTCCTGCTCTGGTCCGATCATAGCGTCGGGGTCGCGTCGGTTGCGGAAGACGCCCTGGATGAGGCGATCGCGCTCGGAAGCGTCGCCACGAAGGATGGCCTGAAAGGCGTCGCGCATCATCGCATGTTCGGTCAAGAACCGGCCTCCATAGCTTCTTCAAATGTTGCCGGCCGGTTTGTGCATCGACGATATTTTTCCAGTTCCACTTCAGCGCGATCAAGCGCGGCCCACGCTCCGCTTTTCTTCAGCAGCGCGGCGCGAGCGATAACGGCAGCCTCTGAACGCCCGAGATCGCGCGGCCCGATACCGGCCCCGACCGCCTCAAAATATGCATGTACGAAACGGTCATGTAGCTCGCTCCAAGGCTTGCTCATCACCTCACCCCCTTCCGCCCCAGTCCGATCGACTTCGCCAACTCCGACCTCGCCTTGGCGTAGGCTGGGGCCACCATGGGATAGTCTTTCGGGAGCGCCCACTTCGCTCGGTACTGATCCGGCGTCATCCCGAGCTGCGCCAAGTGCCGCTTGAGGCTTTTGAAGAGCTTTCCGTCATCCAAGCAGATGATATACTCTTCGGTGACGGACTTCTTGATCGGCACGGCTGGCACGAGGGCGTCCGCAGGAGCAAGGGCTTCGGCCTTTCCCAGCCCCGCCAGGGCACCATAGACGGAGCGGAGAAGCGTCGGCAGCTCGGCGACCGGAACCGAATTGTGGGCCACGTAGGCGGCGACGATCTCGGCGGTGAGTTCGGTCAGGGTAGTGTCATGAAGCGGGTTGGGCATCGCGGGAGGGAAGACGTCGGCACCGTAGCGGATGATGAGGTCGTCGGCGTCGCGGAACTCTTTGTCGTGGGTCATGGTGGGGTCCTGAAAAATATAACGATCAACGCGATACGCTGACCTCGGCGTCGGGGTGCTCTTGGCAGGCGTCGAGATAATCGCTGACGAACGGCACGAAATTCTTGTATAGCCCCCATCCATTCGGCGAATTAAACGCCTCGAAATACTCGGGACGAGCGTGGAGTTCGGCAAGCCCGGCTGACAGGGGTCCGATTAACTCGCCCGCGAACTTGACGCCGATCTCATCCGGTCGCCAGAGATGCATGTAAATGCCGGCCTCGCGCGCCATGGTGCCGAGGTTATGGGTGATGTTGGCGCTGTAGACGCTTCGATCCAGTTCATCGGACTGGGCTACGACAGGTTCCGTGCCGGGGAACCGCTCGTCCCATTCAGCGCGGGTGATCTCGCGCGTCGCGCCGTCTTGGCGCACGAAGATGCCGGTGCTGCAGCCAGGGTTTGGTTCGGACATCGTCAGATAGACATCAAGGCTCATTTCGCAATCTCCGCTTCGATGTTCTCTATGATCCGCGCCATGCCGATTGGCAGCTCATCCGGTTCCCATGCCGACCTGATGATCTCCACCGCCCGCTTCAACCCGGCCTGATAGGCTACGCTCTTTGTCAGGTCCGGCGCTGGGCGGGAGACGTGTTTCGCGGTGGCGCGGGACTTGCCGGCGGCTTTGGCGGTGGTGACGGCCGAAACTAACTTTTCCGTGGCGCCTTCACCTTCCGCTTTGATCGTCTGTGACGCCAGGGTAGCCGAAACCTCGCCGGCCTCCACCATGGCGACGACCTCGCGAGGTGCGGCCTGTAGGTTGAGGAGGTCGACTACGCGCTGCCGGGTAAGCCCCGCCTTCGTGGCGATCCCCTTCTCATGCCAACCAAGGTCGATGAGCTTTTTGAACACGCGTGCCTGCTCAATCGGCTGGAGCGGCTTGCCGGAATTGCGAACGATCTGAGAGAAGACCCGATCGGCTTCGGTAGCATATTGCCCCTCGCTTTGAACGGGGACCGATTTGATTTCCGCCCCGGTCGCGATGGCGTGCATGACGGCGCCATAGCGGCGGTGGCCATCCGTGATCCACGCCGCACCCTCGCGCCAATGGATCGTCAAGGGCTGCTTGACGCCGTATTCCGCGACAGAGCGCGACAGAGCAAGGTCTTCCTCGTCAGCAGGATCGAAATCCTTGACCCGGCTGTTCAGCCCGGGCTGAATGCGAAGATCAGCCGGGCTGATAAGGAACAGCCCCGCCCGTCCGAGGGCGATGTCGGAGATGCCGCGGCTTTTCGGCCTTGCCTCGGCTTCGGTGATGGTTTCGGCGCGGATCATCCCGCCCTCACGACAAATGCGGGCTGAGCAGCCCCATCATCTTGAACATGTCGGTGCGTCCTTGGCCGAACACGGCCAAGAGCTTTTCGTCGGACAGGATCACCCGCTTGTCGTCGGGAGCCTGGAGATTGTGCTCCTTGATGTAGGTCCACACGTCTGCGACGATCGCGGTGCGCGGGCGGGGCTCGGGGCCGATCACGGCGGCGAGTTGGGGTGAAGGGGTGAAGGGTCGGGAGAAGGCGGAATTAGGCATGGGTGTCCTGTTGATTAGTTGCAGACCTGCTTGCCGTCCTTGCCCATACGCGGGGTGAGACCATCCCGCCCTGAGGCGCGAACGTACTGACAGCCGTTCAGAATGTCGGTGTAGAGGATCAAGCCGGTCTCGACGCCGTCGTGCGTCCGTTGAACGGCTCCATCTCCGTCACATCCACCGAGGCAGAGCAGGATAGGAAGGGCGAGGTAGCGGAGAGGCATAGGGTGCGGCTCGGTGAGGGGTACTATTCGGTCGTGCGCTCAACTGTTCCACCTTCAAATCCTGTCAGCATCACCCCGCCGGGCCCGGCAACAGGCACGCTCTTGTTCACGGTTTCTCGCACGACCGTGTTGCGGAAAACCATGCCGAACGCCTCACCAAAAGCTTGGCTCCTGGCCTGCGCTACCGCGGATGCCTTTTCGTGCTCGAAGATTGCACGCTCACGCTTTTCGAGATCAGCTTCACGGGTTTTGAAGGCGTTGACCTCGGCATTGCACTCGCTATAGCGCTCGGACATTAGGCGAGCGTCTTCTTTGGCCTTGGCAACGTCTTTCTGGGCGGCGTCGAGGGCGCCTTCCATAATCCTGGCTTTGGTCTTCAAATCGTTAATGGCGTTTAACGCGTCGAGGCTGAACGTCTTTTCGCGCACCATCTCGTCGATGGCTTCGGTCACCTTGTTCGTCATGACTACTCCTTGGGAGGCTTGGCGTCCTTTCGCTCCGCTTCCAAGGCTCGCTCTACGAGGACCCTGACGGCCTTCGCCATCGTCAACACGGGCCGTTGACGGATGCGCCAGTCGTTGATCTAGTCGAGCACTGGAAGCGAAACGGTCAGATTGATACTTTGATTGTGAGCTTCTTTTCGATCAGGAGCGCGCTGCCCCTGAGCGTATCTTATCGCGGCCTCGTTTATGGCGAGGGCTGCTTGCTGAGGCGAGACATCAAATAGCTCTCCGCCCATGGTTTGGTCACGAAGAAGCCAATGGGCAAGGGCTTCGGCCCCGTGTGCATGTTCGACAAGAACCTTGACTTGGTGATGCACCGCGAATGGAGCTTCTCCCGGCCTTCTGAGTTGCCGAGCACGAGCCTGCGGAGAAAACGAGAAACCGATCTTCTGCAGACCCGTGTCGTGACCGATCACATAGAGGTAGCGCGCTCCTGTTTCTGTCAGAGGTCCAGGCATGCACCGATTGCCTTTTGAAGCGATACCGCTTATATAACCGGTACCGTTTCAGCCGTCAACAAGCGGTACCGCTTTTATCAGGGATCTGTGATGGATTGCGGTACCGCTTCTGACTCGGCTATCCCTTACCGCGTGAGCAAACCGAAGATCTTCGATGAGGCGATGCACGTTCGCCTGCCCAAGGACACCAAGGCTCGAATCGATGCCTTGCGCGGAGCTATGAGGCAGGGGGACTACGTCCGCATCCTTCTTTTGGACGCGATCAGGAAGGCCGAGGAAGATCGCGCGGCGGCGAAGCGGGGAGACAAGCCCGACTAGCCCCGGCCGCCTCCGGGCGTGCCACAGACCGCGTGAACGACATGGCCCATTGGGCGCTTGTGATTTACCTCATCGGGGGCGCGTATAATAATGCGACAGTCGCTTCCGTTCCGGGTTTCGATACGCCTGAGCTTTGTCAGCTTGCCGGCGATCACCTCATTGTCCGAGGCGTACCCGTGCGGGTGTGGTCCTGCGTGCAAACGGACGGCTCCAAGCTTGTCCCGCTGCCGTTCAAGGATGGCGCTCCCTGATGCGCCCCATCCTCATCCTCATCCTCGCCGCCCCCACCCTGACGAGTCCGGCCGTCGCCTCCGCCGCTCCCGAACGTCCCGACCCCTCTCCCGTCTACGGATGTCCGGTCGCTCTACCAGATGTCCTGCCGGGTCCAGATCAAGAACTGACCCTGCCGATCTCCTACTGTGACGAGTGGATGCCGCTGCTGTTCGATGGTCTGGATATGGCGCACATGCGGGGGCCGAGATGAGCCTTTGCGCCCTCTGCCGCGGTGCAGGGTCGCTATTCTGCGTCCAGGCCGGCACCCGAGAGTGGTGGCCCTGCCAAGCCTGCGGTGGCGCTGGTGTCCGATCGCTCGCCGGTCCGCCTGAAATTCAAACACACTTCCGCAGCCTCAAGCCGCTCCGCAAGCTTGAGCGAGCCGCGGGCATCCAACCTGCGGACCCGCCATGACCAAGCCCATCGCTCCCCTCATGTGCTCCTCCGACCTCGCTCTACGCCTCGGCGCCCGTGTGGTCCCTGTCGTGACGGGCGGTGTGGAGCACGCCGGTGGCGTCGCCTTCCTGCGGTTCCGTGCTGCGGACGCCATCGCGGCTGCGGGTGAGATCCCGATCCTCGCCCGTGGTGGTGGTCCTGTCTTGGCTTGGCCGCTCCAGCCTGGGGCGCGGCATAGCGGAGCGGGGTTCTGACCGTGCCGTTCTATTCGCTCTGCGGATCCCTCGACTGTCCAGTCCGCACCTCCTGCCGCCGATCTCCCGATGCCGGGGCAGAGCCGAGCCCTTGGAGTCAAGCCTGGGCAGCGTTCGAGTGGATCGAAGCTCGCTCCGGCGAGATCGTCTGCGACGGGTGGAAGCCGATCAGTCTACCGAGCGTGTTGCGTCAGTTCGATCAAGGGAGACCGTAATGCCCAAACCTCTCGCGCGTCTCCACACCTCGCCCGAGCTTGCGACGATCCTGGGCGCCCGCTTCGTTGAGGCGATGCCCGACGATATCCGCCCCGGTCACGTCGGCCGGTTCTGGCGCTGCGCCGTCGACAAGATCCACCGCATCGACGCCCGGTCAATCCCCGTCTTGTGCCGGGGCGGCGACGTCATGGCGTGGCGCGTCGACCCCGAAGCCTTCAACGAGGAAAGCCATGACCAGTCACCTTGATAGTTCCGCTTTCCACGCCGCCCACCTCGCCGCGCCTGAACTGCCGCCAGATCGGCTCCGGCTCGCCATCGACGCCTACCTAGCCGATGCGGGCGTGACGCTCCGGCAGATCCGCGATGGCGCCGCTCTGTCGCCCGCCGAGGCCGACACCGCTTTCCAGCCGCGCGACGTGGAGATCGACCGATGATCGACCGCAAGACGTTCTTCGACCACGTCCGCGCGGAGCCTTTCGGCGGCTTCCTGTCGGGCTCGCAGGTCACGGGATTGGCGTACATCCTAGACGAAGCCGAGCGCCGTGGGCCGTCCGACCCGCGTTTTCTAGCCTACAGGCTGGCCACGACTTTTCACGAGACCCGCGAAGCCATGATCCCGGTCCGCGAAGCTGGCGGCGAAGCCTACCTCAAGGCCAAGCCGTACTACCCCTGGGTCGGTATGGGCCTCGTGCAGGTAACCTGGGAAGCCAACGGCAAGAAGTTCGGCGCCACGAAGCCTGAAGACCTGATGTCCTGGCCGGTGGCTCTCCGCGCTCTCTTCGACGGCATGGACCAGGGCGTCTTCACCGGCCGCAAGCTGGCGACATACTTCTCCGCCACGGTCAACGACCCCGTCGGGGCTCGGCACATCATCAACGGGTCGGACAAGGCCTCGCTGATCGCCGGATATCACGCGCAGTTCCTGGCCGCGATCAAGGCTGCAGGATTCTCCGCCCCATCAAGCGCAACCCCCGTCCTCGCCAGCATTGAAACAGCCATCAACGACGCCGCGAAGGCTCAGGGCGCCGTTGCGGGTGTCGCCGTACCCAAGACAGCCGTACCGGTAATCCCGCCCGTCACGGCGCCGCCGCACCTATTGCCGCAACCCGCCAAGCCTGGGTTCTGGGCGAGCCTCGTCGCGGCGTTCAGCCCGAAGAAAGTCTGACCGATGAGCCCCGAAGTCTTTCAGGCCCTGTTCTGGTTCGTCCGCGTTTGTCTGATGACGGCACCCAGCGCGTACCTTGTGGCGAAGGGTGTCATCCGACCCGAGGATCAAGCTGATTTCGCCAGCAACGCCACAACCATCCTGTTCGGGCTAGGGTCTGTGGCCGGCATCGTTTGGTCGTGGCTGGCCCGTCGAAAGCGATCCATCATCGCCCGTATCGCTGATATGCCGGACATCCATTCAATCCACGCAGACCAAGCGTTGGCCGACTCCATCCCATCCGACAAGGTGAGGGCTCCCTGATGTGGGCATGGCTCGCGTCTCTCATTACCGGCCCGCTGTTCAGCACAGCGCTGGAAGGCTGGAAGGCCAAGCTCGCGAGTGAGGACACAGCAACGAAAGCTGCTGGCGATCTCGCAGCGAAAGAGCTAACCGTACAGCAGGCCGAAATCCAGCTTCAGCAGCAGCTCAAGGTAGCCGAGATCGGCCATTGGTATGAGCCTGAGAAGCTGTTCGCCTACGTCGTCCTCATTTATTTTGCCAAGCTTTTGCTTTGGGACAAGGTGCTGGGCTGGGGGACCACCGACGCCCTCAAGGGTGACGCGTCGGTTTGGGCTGGTATGATCATGTCGTTCTACTTCGTCAAGCGGACGTTTGAGAACGTCGCCCGCATCATCAAGCGTTGACGACCATGCTCCGCCTCGTCATCGCCCTGGCCATCATCGTCCTGCGGCCGGTCGGAGCCTTGGCGCAAATCGAAGCTGCGTCTCGCGTCGGTGAGGAGGCTGCCAAATCCGTCATCGGGACGGGCCCCATGGGGGCGATCTTCATCCTCTATGTGGTGCTTTCCGGCGTCGTAATCGCAGCGCTGTGGAAGAAGGGCCGTGACGGAGACGCCTTGATCAAGGATCTCCAGGAAAAGCGTCTCGCCGACACGGCAAACTACATTGAGAAAATCGCGCGCTCCGGCTCCGAGATCAGCACGGCGATCACGGGCAACAACGCGCAAGTGGCCGACTTGGCCCGGCTGTTCAATGCCATGTTCGACCTACTGAAGACGGTCCCGCCTGCTGTGGGCGCCGTCAAAGAAGACGTCGGAACCAACCGGCAGAGAGTCGACGCGCTCAATGATTTCCTCCGCGACAAGCTGGGGGGTGCGAAGTGATTTTCAGGGCCATCCTCAGCCTGTTCCGCCCCGCCGTACTGTCGGACACTAAGGCGCACGACGACAATGTTCATAGGCTTATCAATGTCGCCCAGATTGAGATAGGCAATGTCGAAAGAGCCGCACGGCAAAGTCGGCGCATGATGCAGAGGGACGGACGGTCAGAGGAGCTTGAGGAAAAGATCGCCGAAGCACGTAGATTGGCGGCCGACATGGCCCAAATGGTCCGATCCGACAAGCGGGCCGAAGCTGAAGATGGGGTCGACAGGCTCATAGAAGGGATGGACGAGCGTGAGTAATAATCTGCTGCGCGCTGGTCGCCGCATCCTCGTGACGTTTGCGGCAATTGCTGGTCCGACGTACTACATGGCCCACAGCCCTCTCCTTGCGCTCTGGCAAAACGCGCTCGATATCGGCGCCTTCACGCTCGCGGTCGGCTCGTTCGTCCTGAACTGGAGGCGAACCGTCGTCGTTCTCAACACGGAACGGATCAGGACGTCGCACATTCACACCGCATCCTGGCAGGGCATGATGGTGGCCCTGATGATGTCGTCCATTCTCGCCATCCATTGGAGGGCGTCCGGCCATATCGCATCTATCAACGACGGCGGTGTCCGGATCCTGTTTCGCTGGATCTACGACATCAGCGCGTTCGGGTTCCTGCTCACCGCCGGAAACTACAGCCCCGATGTGAGCTGGGACGGCTTCCGAAGGGTGATCGGTTGGCTGGTCATCCTCGGGTGCGCTCTGGGGCTCATCGCCTATTTGGATAAGCCGCCCATCGATCCCTGCATCTATCCCTGCGTCACCCCCTACAGCATTGAGCCGAGGATGTCGCGATGAATGGCGGCCCCGAGGAAGAAGACGAATTGGTCGCGAACTGGCGATCGGGGGCGGGCGGCGGCTTGATCGGTGGCGCGGCGGCGGTCGGCCTGACCCTGCTGTTCGGCGCCGCGTTCTACATCGTGCCCCGTGTGGAGCCGCTGTTTCCTGGGCTTTACCTCCCCGAGGTTCAGGCCTTCGGCCGGACGTTCGGCGGGTATCGCATCGCCGACACGCGCGTCTTCCTGTGGACGTCGACTCCGACGCGAAGCGTCTCCCGCGAGGGGCAAAACCTGTGCTGGACGTCGGAAGGGGAGAAGGCCCGGCCGGCGGAATTGCTCGATGTCGACGTCGATATCGATTTCATTTCCGCCAAGACGTCGAAGATGGCGCATCAGCCCACGCCGGAGCTGTTCGACGAGGCGACCAAGGAGCCGCTGACGTCCGAAACCGTGACGCCTCCTGGACCGTTTTATCGGAGGCGCTGCCTGAAGCTCGCGCCGTCGATCCAGCCGAACCAGCCCGTGCAGATCCGCCTTGTGGTCTACTATCAGTCCATCACGGGGCTCTACAGCGTTCCAGTCCGCCTGCCGACGATCGTGTTTCCCGCATCGGCCGGCTCGCTCTTTGCCAAGCACGACACCGCGCCGACGCCGGCCGACAGCGCCGTGGCGGGGCCGAAGCCATCCGCGCCGGGGCTGCGGAGCGATGCCGACACACTCGACGACGTCCGCCAGGGTCTCGCAGACCTTGAAAAAGCTCCGCCCGAAGCGGCTGACGCGCCTATCGCGGAGCGCTACCCTACCCGCGTCGACACGACCCTGTCGGAACGAGACGCGGAGCGATTGGAGCAGTCGCGACGAGCGAACAGCGACAAATCACGGCGAGCGGCACTTCGGCGCCTCATCCCGAGGGCGCTGGATGATGAAGACCGCGACGCGCTGGGTCCATACGACCCGACAAAGCGGTGATGCCCTCACGCCCGCCTGGCGACCCCAGCGCGGGCGTTTTCGTGTCACCCCTCCACCACCATCCCCGGCCGGCCCACCGCCGTCTCCGCCTCTGTCCTCGCCACCTCTAGCGCGTCGGCGAGCCGGTCGAGCCCTGCTGCCCTGGCCTCGTCGATCATCTTCGGCAGGCTGCGGGAGATCCAGCGGGCGACTTCGACCAGGCGAGGCTTGCCGGGCGGCTCATCTGTTCCCGTCGCGACAACGACCATCATGCCGCCGCTGCCATACGGCGTCTCGCCTTCCGGTTCAGGCCTGGATTGGCGACATAGCTCCGCCCCGCATAGTGATTGGGGACTTCCTGGTGCCCTTCGGCGATCTGAAGAGTCGCGATTGTGCTGGCATCCAACGTCATGCGCCGAGCCTCCTCCATCGCCAGCCTGATCGTCCCAAACTGCTCAGGAACGAGCAGCGTCACGTTCCGCGGTGGAAGGATGATCGGCTCGGGCACGACGATCTCGGGCTCGACCACATCCAAGACCGGCTTCACCGGCATGTGGATGCCGAGCTTGAGGATCGCTGGTGCTGCGATGAGCCCGGCGAGGAAGCCACGGCGGGATAGGATCGTCATGTTGGCCTCCTATGGTCGGGCAACCTTCGCGCGAGCCCGGGGCACGGTGCGTTCGTAGACGTGGGGACGGCGCATCAGACGGGGTTCACTCTACCTCGCCGTAGTAGGGCACCGGGCCGGTGTGGTCGGGGTTGCTCATCAAGCGAGCGCGATATTCACCATCGGTCTCACCCGCATTGCGTTGCGGCCACGTAGACATCTCATCGACATACGAGGAGAAAGATCCTTTGCCGGTTTCGGCGCCCATCTCCGTCTGTCGCACCTTGGCGAGGAACGCTTCGGCGGCGGCGTTGAGGTCCGCTTTGTCGTAGTTCTGATCCGCCCACGAGACCTTGTTCGGACAGGCGTCAAGCGCCTCCGCCAGCATCTTCCCGAGGTCCATCGTCAGCCCTCCATCTCTCTGCCAACCATAGCACATCTACCGCCGAGAACGCCCATTTCCGGCGCCGCCCACAACCGATGAGGGCTGGCGGCGACGCTTCCCGCCGTGCCATCCTGTCCCCGCCGATCGCGGCCATGTCGCGATGGCCCGCGGTCTCGCCCTTGCCGGTGGTGGGGCCGCGGTCAATCATCGTCGAGACGCGGGTCCCACATATCAAAGATGTTAACGAGAAGTTCCAGGTGTTCGCAGAGGGTGCATAAATTGTCGAGCGTTGGTGATATTTCACCCTGCTCCCAACGAATGAGGGTCCGGATGTGAAAACCGGTCATCTTTGCAAGCCGTTCCAGCGAAATTCCGCGCTTGATTCTATGATTACGTACGTCGTGCATTAAGAGATGACTTTTGACCGGTCTCGGCTCAGTGTCTCCCGCCCTCACTCCGACCCTCGGCGCCATCTTCCTCCTCCTCACCCTCTCCGCCTGCGCGGCACCGACCGGCGCGCCATATCGCGTGATCGAAGTCACGAACGCGGGGCGGGTGGGGTGACAGGCCGCCAAACTCCGCGGCTGCGCTGCTCCCGAACCACCAAGCCCTTCGAGACCAGCTGCTGCAAGACGCGGTAGGCTTGCGGCGTCGTCAGGCCGGTGCCGAGCCGACACCACGATGTCGAGAAGCCGTTCGGCGCGGTGCGGGCGCGAGCGAGGATGGTGGTTTGGGCGGAGGTCACGATTCATCCTCTGCTGACCCATCCGCCTTCCGGGTCTGTGCCGCCCGCCAGCCTGCCATGAAACCGGCCTGCCACGTGAACTCGGCGAAGCTCGGGATCGCGTGCCGGCGACCGAATTCGACCACGTCGGCTGGGCAAGTCATCTCAGCGAGGTAGCGCGTCGCTTCGGCATCAGTCGCTTGCTGGCGCAGCATTGCATTGCGCTCTGCGGCTTGGTTGGCAGCAGCTAGGTCGCGCTCCGCACCGAAGGTGTCGAAGATGCGCGGGAGGCTGTTAGCGCCCATCGTCGCCCTCCCACCCTAGCGGCATCTGGAACCCAGCCGCGTTCTTGTGGCCGCCACCCCCGTATCCCTTGGCGACCTCGCTCACGTCGGCGCCACCGTCCCCGCGAGACCGCAGGCTGAACACTCGCGCGTCAGGGCGATCAAAGTAGGTGGCAGCGAAGGGTTGTCCCTCGGCCATCTGCCCGGCGCCATCCGACGCCATCGTGTAGGGCAGGTTCGCCACCGGTACGCGGACGCCGCCAATGATCATCTCGCGGCGCGCCTGCCCGAGCAGCTCGGCGATGTCCTTGTGGTGTTTTCGCTCAATGGCGGCGCCTTGCTCGACCACACCGCGCATGCCCTGGTCAGAGCCGATAGCGTTGCAGAGATCATCCCAGGCTGCGAACGTGTATGGGTGCGAGAACACGACGGCGGCGACCTCGCGAGAGTGAGGCAGGTTGAACTGCCACAGATCGCGGTCGGCGACGTAGTCGACGATAGCGGGACGGCCCTCGGCAGTGTGGAAGAGGAAGTCCCACGCCATCTGGGCGCCGGACCGCTCCATGTCGAACTCCGCCATCAGTGGCGAAAGACGGAGGTCTCGAAAGTCCTCCAACATGCCGGGGACATCCTCCCACGCGAGCCGAGCCGAGCCACATTTCGTGACCTTGATCGCCGCGAGGTCGGCTTCAGCCGTCTTGTGGTGATCCAGGATGATGATGGACGCGGCTTGCCCGGCCATGCGCTCCAGCACGGGACGCTTGTAACTGAAATCCACCATCAGGACGTGCTTGCCGGTCACGTCTGGTGGCTCCTGGCCATAGACACCGGGGAGGTACTGCACAGCATCGCCGAAGCGGCGCCACACAGCCCACGCCGCGGTGAAGCCATCCGCACAGGGCGAATGGTAGATGCAGATATCAGGGGACATCGCTTGCTCGCTCTGGTCGATTATGACACCATGACACTATGTCATGATGGCATCTGACGCAAGGGGCTGCTATGGGCGACGCGACGATCACGACCGGGCGAGCGATGGAGAAGCTGGATCAGACGAGCCCGACAGGACGGGTCAACGTGCCCGCGCCGAAGGCTTGGATTGAGCGGCTTGACGAATGGCGAGCTCAACAGCGGCCGGTGCTGACGAAAGCCGAGGCGGTGCGGCAGCTCGTGACAGAGGCGCTGGATGTTCGCGAAAAGGCGCAGGGAAAAGAATGAGACCCCCAGGCTATAAATTCAGCGGCCTGTTCCTCTCCGAACCCGCCGCGACCGGCCGGGAGCGCATCGGGGTCAAGTGCCGGGACTGCGACCGTTCCGGCCGCTACGCCCTCGCCGCCCTCATCGAGACCCACGGCCTTCCGTAAAAAGACGGTGATTTCGGTCTCTAGCTCACGCCGCGTTTGAGACGGAAATCTGGTGATTCATGAAGGCGGGCGAGGACGCCCGCTCGAAGGGCGGCCGGCTTAACGCCGACCTCGCGCATGTCTCGAAGGAAGCCCGAGACGCGCATCGCAATCTGGGAAGCCAGCGACCCGCTCGGCGACGACGGGATGATGTCAAAGTCAATAATGACGTATTCCGGGTCGCGAGCGGGACCGGCGTCTCAGCCGCCTCGGCCTCGATGCAGACGATGCGACGGCCGTCTTCGTCCCTCTCGGCATACCCCGTCGTCTTCCAGCCCGAGAGACCGGCGAAGTCCGGAACAGGGCCGAGGGAGACGTGTCTCACTTCTGGGGCGCCCTCTCGCGTGCGTCCAGCGCCTCGCTGACGAGCTTGCGGACGGCTTCTGCCCTGGACGCGATCGGCCGTTGAGCGACGCGCCACACGTCGAGTCGCTCAATCCACGCCTCGGGTGCCGGCACGTTCACCCGTCCGGTCGGGCTGGTCTCGTCCAGTCGCTCCATCTCTCGCCCGGCCGCCTGAGTCGCGGTTTCCATATCACCCCCTTGTGCAATTTGCCATCATGTCATAGTGTCATGATGACATAGAAGGAGCAAGGGTTATGCGCAAGACGTGGGATACGTGTCAGTTTGTCGAGGAAGAAGGGGCTTGCCGGCTCAACCTTCCTGGCGACCTCTACATCGAGACCAACGTGCACGGCCATCATATGCTGTCTGATGAGCATAGCTTCTCGTCGTTGGTCGAGATCAACGACGCCGCGATGGCTGAGTTCAAAGCCATGGTCGCCTCCTACAGTGCATGTATTCGGCTTGGTGTCATGGACCCGGACGGCGGGACAAAATTGCTGGACGATTTTTGGCGACCCGCTATACCAGAGTGGAGCGTCGTAATTACTCGTGAGCCGACAACAGCCACACTTGAACGAATGGTGAATGCGACCGCAGGCGACGTCGACATGCGGATAGCTCGACAGATGTACGAGGCGCTTACCAAGGGCGGTGCCCTGACGGTCGCTGCCCGCGCGGCATGCAGCAGGATGGGTATCATGGATCCAGATGGTGGTAGAACATTGCCAGATGAGCTGTTGCGGCCCGCCACGGCTCCAAGCGATCCAGAATGCTACTTGTCCAAGGTCGAGGCATTGATCTCTGAGTATCTCGGAAAGCCCGACATCTCACGCGAGACACAATCGCTGCTGGAAGATTTGTTTATTGATGTCGAG